CACGATTTCACAGCGGCCCATCAGCTCAGCCTGGTAGCCACCCTTTTCAATAGCCCTTTGGGCGACGGGCTCCTTGACCTTGAGGGTCGCTTGGTACTTTTCGAGCAACTTGAGGCACTCCTCGTCACCTCCCCACTCGAGGACCAGTTCCAGAAGAGACCACCCATCACAGTCCTCGAAATTGGGGTCGGCACCAATTTCGAGGAGCTGCTTCATAATATCAGCCGTGTGGTAATCGGCACCGTTCCAGCCGTACCAGGCCTTGTCCTTGCACTCTTGGGGCGCGCCCTTGAATGCTTCAGCTAGGGTAGAGACGTCACCATCCTCCCACGCGTTCCAGAAGGTGTGGTAGGATGCCATGTTTGGGTGATTCAGGTGTGGGGTCACGAGTCCTTGGGGCTCACACGACGCGTTTTTTCATCCACGGCGCGCAGCTCGCCCGCATAGTAAAGCCCTTGATAGGGCCCAAGAGGCATCTGAGCTTCGAAAACCTTCTCGGAAGGCTGAAAACCTTTTTGTTCGAGGCCCTGACGCACTTTTTGTTTTTAGGGCCCGCCTTGCGACAGTTCTTCATGCCCATTTAAAAATATCAAACATTTTTAAAGTAAGATGGAGGGTTGGATCGCACTGACGCGTTCTGCGACGCTCGGCAAACAGCCGCGCAAGGTGACTCTCTCAGGACGCAACTACGTCGTGTGGCGTAACCAGAATCACGAGGTTCAGATCACGTCGGACGCGTGTCGTCACCGTGGCGCGTCACTCGCGGGTGGCCGGGTGCTCGAGAACGGCTCGGTCGAGTGCCCGTATCACGGATGGCAATACACCGAAAAGAAACTGTGCAAGCCGTGGGGCAACGACTGCGCCGAACTTCTCCAGATTGACTTTGACAAGAAGGATCAGGATGGACTTTTGTGGGTCCGTCCGAAAGGTCTGGAAGGGCCGGACCCTCCCGAGGTGCCTCACGTCACGGATCCCGAGTTCGACACCATGTGGTTCGAGACGACCATCAAGCAGTCGGCCCAGATGATCATCGAGAATGGGATCGACCCGTGTCACGCCTCATGGGTCCATGCGAACCCGCTTGGTTTCGGGACGGCCGGTGAGAAGCCGACGAACGTCGTCCACCGGGGCCATACGATCGAGTTCGACTACGTGCCGAACCGCGAAGCCCTCTCGACCAAGTTGTTCGGGCTGAGCACGACTCACAACTTCCACGCGTTCGTACTCCCGTACACGACGTGGAGTGACGTGGAGGTCCATGGAGACATGGTGCTCATGACGTACGTGACACTGTGCCCCCTCGACGAGTTCACGACCAAGATGTTTGTGGGGTTCAGCCAGAACTTTGGGGTCCCGTCCGCGCTCTTCGTGCTCATGGGCAAGGCGATCGTCGAACAGGACCGTGCTATCCTTGAGAATTTAGATTCGAGCTTTCGGTTCAAGGGTATGAACGGAGAGCACGATGAACTGGTCATCGCGTATCGGGACGCCTTACATAATAGTATTTTCAAGTAGAGAATGATCCCGGTCGACGTGGTCAATAAGGCGCTCTTAGGATGGGCACTTCTGTGCTCTCTTTTCCTGACCGTAGCCGTCAGTACTTCGGCGAGCAATTCTACTACAAAATTCTTCACGTTCGGGCCCAGAGAGGATCTCGTCATCCTTGACGTGAAGATCAACACCGGCGGGCGGTACACTGTGGTCCTTCTGTACACGGTCATAAGCACGGTAGCCCGGACGGTCCTCCAGGAGATTGTGTCTCCGTGGCTCATCCAGACGGTCCAGAACGACAAACCCAAGGATGCCTACGCTCGTCGCTACGCCCAAGAGATTGCGTTCGGCGAAGTCCTTTATCGCTGGTTCGACTGGTTCATGTACATGCACATCCTACTAGCCCAGATAGATATGATGATCATAGAGCTCATAGGGAACATTGTAGCGGTCGCCTACACGACCCGACTGTACATGAAGCCCAAGGATCCCGAGGCCTTGGAGCTCATCTCTGCCGAGCCAACTGCCGTATAGTATTCATGGCCTGATTTTCGGACATTTTTGAAAGGGCGTTTCTCTGTGCGTTCGTCAGACGCAGTTGCAGTTTCGCGAGCGTCTGATAAATCAGAACCTTACCATTGGCGTTGCGGCTCCAAGTGATGCGCGTGTTGTTTGCAGGACCTATACCGTGCACCCGTCTGTGTGCATTGTTTGCCGGAGGTGGTGATGCACGGCGCGGGGACACCCGCTTCGGGGGGCTCGGGGTTTTCTTTCGATGGCTTTCACCTATGAGGTTTATTTTTTGATGGAATACACCCTTCTTGAAGTTGTTGAAATTGGCGCGGGCGCGTTCCATTTCCGCCTCGAGACCTTTGTGCCACGCCGCTTCTTGCGCTCGGGTTATCAACGGACCAGCCAACTTGTGTTTTTTCAGCACATTCGCAATTGCATTTTTACTCACGAGATGGTAGTTGATTGTACGTCCATTCACCCCAAGCTTTGCTTCAAGTCTATTCAGAAGATCTCGCGCCTTGCGCCATTTAGCGCGTGCCACGTCAATTTTTCGCTCCGCCGCATCCAGCAGCAGCCAGTGCAGCCACGAGGGGACGGCACTATACTCGCGGTTGGCTTTCATGTACTCTTTTTCTCCTTTATGTACATTATTTGCAGCCGCCAATAAAGCGCGTTTTTGTACGAGCGTCAGTGGTGGCATAAATTAGGCTGATATTATTTCCGGCTGACCGGCAAAGTGGAACTCAAAGTTACCCCCGTTCTTGTCGAATGTCACGAAATCGTCGAGGCCGCGCCAAACGCCCCTGTGCGACGCGTTCGGCCCATGGAACCACACGTCGCCTTCTGGTTCTATTTCATCGTAAACCTCCCAGCAAAACACGTCGTACGACTCGTCGAAGTTGATGTACAGAAGCTTACGGAGCGCGGGAAAGTATCTGAACGTCGTGGGGGCGATGGGCCACGGGACAAAGTCGGTCTTCGGGAGTCGGCCCGGTGGGACGCCGAGGGCCCGGCGCGTGTCGATGTCGGCAAAGCGCGCCACGCGTTCAACGAGAAACTGAACGTGTGAGTGGTTCGCGGACATCTACCGTGCACCCCTTGGGTACAAAGTCGTACTGCTTTTTAAAAGCCTCCAGATTCTCCGTGTACTGTTTCGATAATGCGAGCCAGACGGCCTCTTGGCACAGCTTGTGATCTATCACACCGTTCAGGGGCTGGCTGCAGTGAACACAGTTCATTACTTACAAAGCGATGCGTTTTTTTAAATATCAAAAGATTCAAAGAGCTCATCGACCGGCGACTTTTTGGAAAGGCCGTCCGGGCCCATGACCTCGGTGAACCACCTGCCTTGTGGTCCGCAGCGCGTCTTGTCGAGGCGGACCGCCTTGGCGTAGTCGTGGTAGACCTTGCCTTGGCTTACGGCCACGATGGAGCGGCCGCACGTCTTGTCACCGTGGTTGTAGTACAGGCAAACCTTGCAGAGGGCCGAGAGGCTCATTTAGAGTTCAAGAGGTCACAGTCTCTAAGACCCACGCCGTTCCGGTCGGGACCCAAGGTCCCTCGTCCGTTCGACGCCACCTCGGGTCCTTGGCGAATATGCCGTTCGACTCGGCGTTCGCGTCGACCCACACGGGCTCCTTGACTTTTGAAAGAACTTTGTTCACGAGTTGGGTCCCGAGGCCCCTGCGCTTCTCCGCGACGCACAGGTCCCCGAGGATCCACCGGTCTCCCCATTTCTGAAGGGTGCACAAGGCCATGACTTTTGCACCCTCCCGAATCATGTATAACCGGTCAAAACACTTGGGGTTCCACAGGCTTTCACCGGCCCCAAAGTTCTGGGCCAAGAGCTCATCCACCGTCCCTGTATAGCTCGAGCGGCTCCCACGTGAAGACGCTAGGCATACCGGTGCAGATACGGACAGCCTCCTCGCGCGTCTCGACATAGACGAGGTTGCACTGTGTTTTGACGTCACGGATGACATAGATGGTCATTTACAGAACTGGCACGGGTTTCTCTAGGCCAAAGATCTTCCGAATCTCGTCCGGTCGAAGCCCCTTGATCGACGCGGCGACTGCCCGAGCACAGTCGTCCAAAAAGGCGTCATAGCCCAAGAAATCAAGCGCATTCATCAAGGGGAAGATCTCACGCGGGTCGTCAAAGTCGGGGACTTGGCCCAAGCGGACCAGCTCGAAGGTGTCGGCATCGACGTTCGGCAAAGGTACCGGACCATCGAGCTCTTCGGCGCACAACTTGAGCGTCGAGCACGCCTCTACAAAGGCTTGGTCGACGCTGAACACGCGGCCGTCATTGGTGACGAGTGTGGGCATTATAGGTTTGGGAAGCTACTGGCTCTAAGCGCGTTTCTTGACGAGGTACAGAATCTCATAGACCGCACCCGAGTTGCCGTTGCGATCCACCATCCGCTTGTAACTTTTCTGGACCTTGGTGGACTCGTAGGGCTCAAGCATCTTCTGCCAATTTTCAGCACTAATGATGCCTTCGTCATTGTAAGAGATTAGGATGTACTCTGAAATCTTGAGCGAATCGGCAAGCAGTTCAGTCATCGCTTTCAGAGCCGACGCCTCCTTGCAATAGGCGGACAGGTTCCGTTCGGAACGGTCAGGCATGTGCGTCACGTCCGTCCATTTGTTCGCCTTTTTGTTGGTCGCAATAACATTTAGCAAAAAATACTTGTGACTGTACTGGTGCTGATTATAGGGGGGATCGTAGTAAATCAGGTCAAACGGGCCCTCGAGTTTCTTGACGAGGTCGTTAGTCGACTGGTTATGGCACACCACCTTGCACGGCTCGGAGGACCATACGGGGCACTCGAGGTGGATCGGAGAAGACGCATGCCTCCAATCAGCTTCCGTCTTGCGAAAAGTGCCCACGTTGTTCTTGTCCTTGAAGAATGCTGAAAGGTGCCCCATCGTGTTGGCGTGTGTACTCGCCTGTATCAGAAGCGGACCGAGACACCAGTCAGTCAGCTCATTCTCCACCTTTTTCTCAATGTACTCACGCATGGTATCTATCCGCATGGCATTCTCCCGAGTAAAGAAACAAACCTCACCCGCCTTGGGATTTTCTGTATTCTCGGGCGCATAGTACTTGGTCATGATCCCTTCGACGTACGGGCCCTTTCCAGCCAGCTCATTCATCTTTTCGATGTGCCGGGTGATGGCCACCTGCTGGTCCTTTGTGGGCTGTCGGATATAACAGTTGGCACAGACGTCAGCGTAGAGCTCCAGGTCATTCGTGTGAAGTTCAGACGAATGCATTGAGAGCATACGAGCGACGACACCACTCCCTGTGAAGCCGTCCATCACGACGAGCTTGTCTTTGCCGAGCTTCTCCTTGACGCTCAGGACCTGCTCCTCGATGAAGTCCAGAAGTTTGCGCTTGTTGCCGAGGTACGTCAGCATAGGCTGATGTGTGTATTCCATGTCTTTCTAGACTACGACGTGTTTAACTGGAAACCACCAGTCGATCACGTCGCCCGCGCGCATGACGACGTAGATGATGGCCGACGCGACACGACCAGACATTCGTGAACGATTGTCAAAGATGGCGGCGTACGAAAGGACTTTGAGGTTCGCGGTATCTGTGGGGAGCGCCATGTGGCTTAACGAAATGAGGCGCCAAGTCTCTAAATGGAGAACCTCATCGAACGCATAGCACGCCACGCAGATATAGATGCGAGGCGTGCTATGGGTTTTGGGCCGCGTAGGCTCATCGCGCCAGACCTGGACCTCCCGTTCAGATCAGAACAATACATCGAGTTTAACGAAGGTGTATCGAGATTCATTAAACTCCGAAACGCGCAAATGTATGTGTGTCAGAATGAAATTTCATGGGTTTTTGGTACAGATGACTTCAAGACGAGCCGAAGCTACTCGTATAGGCGAGACGGCCGTGTGAGTCTCTACGCGCTGTTAGTGATGAAACATTCCATACATCCAGACTTTAATGAGGACGGGTCGTTCAAGAGGGCACAGGGTATGGTCCTATGGGCTCCCAACACGGTATGTTAATCCTGAAATGACGGCAGAACTTCTCGTACTCTTTCTGAATCTCTTCAGGTTCCTTGGACGCAAGGTCTTTCTCTGTCCAGTAATTCTTCCATATCTGGCCCATGATGGACTCGGGTTTGAAAAGATATTCTGAACGCTGACCCGTCTTCGAGTCGATCTCGATAGTGGCGCCCTTTGGTACGTCACCATGGAGATCGGGTCTAATTTTGTTTTTTAATTCGAGCCACTCTTTGAGGTCATGGTCGGACATGGCGTCTCCCCAGATCCGCTTAGCCTCGGCGAGGTTCATTTAGTTTATTAATTCACGTACTTCTTATCTTCCTCAACCTGCTTGACGACGCGAGCTACACCCTTGAGCCGGCTTTCGAGGCACCCCAAGAGGACAAAGGTGTAGATGGCGACCGTGCCTACGAAAATGACAAGGCCCTGAAATTCCATTACGAATTATACGGTCTTCTTTTTTATATACATAAACTAGGCATGATTTCACAGGCCACTCTCATAGCCATCGCTTCCCTCGTGGGTAGTGCGACGGTCATCATCAAACTCGTTGTCGACAAGGTCAGAAGTCGGGGAGTCACCAAGAACGACCTCGAACAAGCTATGGAAAACGTCGTGGCCCGGTGCACGCCGCCACCTTCACCCAGACAGCACCATCACCGGACGATCATTGAACGGGATCCCGTTGAATCGAGTAGTCGCGGCACACGTGTAAGCCCCCATATTCTCCCAGACGATCCAGGACCCCTCGTCGGTACCCTCGGGCAGGTTGTACTCCTTGTAGATGACGTCACCACCGTCGCACGTGGATCCGAAGATGGTTCGTGAAATTTCTTGACCCTCAATTTTGTTTCCGAATTCGTCACGAACCTCCTTGACCTGAGGCTGGGCGTGATCGAACAGGATACAGTTGAACGCACCGTAGAGGCTCTCGCTGATCGTGAGGCCAGAACCCTTTGTGCCGATGACGGGAGTGTGCAATTCCATAACACGCTCGACGAAAAACCGGCCGGGTTCGGCGATCAGTTCGATCCCCTCCGGGGCACTGATGGTTCGGGGCAATCCATGGGTTGAGCTGAAGCCTCCCCCAATATCTATAATGTGCGGGGAATACCCGTGCTCACGTGCTAGGTCCAGAGCCCGCGAAGCCTTTTTGACAGCCTCACCGAACACATTTGAACTCGATGCGAACGACCCGACGTGGAAGGAGATCCCCACCACGTCAAAGCCGAGCGTCCTAGCAGTAAACAAGAGCAAGTCCCACTCGTGCTCCTCGGCGCCATATTTGACTCCGAGATTACACCTGGCCGATGGATCATCGGCCCGAATTCTCAAAAAGAGTTGGAACTCCGTTCCAACCCGAGCCATCTTTTTGAGCTCGCACACGCTATCAAACGTGGTCCGCAATACTTTTCTCGATTTTGCAAACAAAATTTCCTCGACACGTTTGCATGGATTTGCATATAGAATTCGCTCTGGCTCAACCCCCGAAGATAGAACCTGTTCTATCTCAGCCTGACTAGCACAGTCGAAATTGGAGCCCATCGTGGCTAGGGTCTCTACGATCCGGGGGTCCGGATTGCATTTCACTGCGTAATAGGGCTGGACATGGGGAAGGGCCTCGGTCCACTCGGCATACACATGCTTGAGTTTGGAAAGGTTTAGGACATAGAAAGAATCTTGTTCTTTCGTGGAGTCCGAGGGGTCAGTGAAGACCCCAGAGCCGACCATCAAGTGGTACTTGTCCTGGGGATTTTTATTTCTATCCAAAAATCAAATGACAAGTGACTCGCCAGCGTATGGTCCGCGCGGATATGGAAATAACAAAATGCCACGTTGGATGAAACTGCTCCTCGAGGGTGCGAAAAATAATGTGATGCTCTCGCCAAGCTCCCACCGGCTAAGGTCAGTATCACGCGCAAAGCACGTACGTCGGGTTAAAGCCAGACGCCTCAACAACAAGTAAGAAATGGACCGTGTTTTCCTGCTCGATGTTTCCGGCTCTATGGAGTCCTGCTGGGACGACACCATCGGTGGCTTCAACACCTTTCTGGCTGACCAGAAGGCCACCGGTGGTACTCTGACCCTGATCCAGTTCGACCACGAATACCAGGTCACGTGTGAGCGCACCAAGATTGACGAGGTTCAGCCTCTGACCCGCGAGACGTACAAGCCCCGCGGGTCAACTGCTCTTCTGGACGCCATCGGGCGCCTCATCAAGGACTGGAAGGGCGAGTCCACCCCGTCCGTCGTGATTCTGACGGACGGCCTCGAGAATGCGTCCAAGAAGTTCACCAAGGCTCACATCAAGGACCTGATCGAGCAGAAGACCAAGGACGGTTGGACCTTTGCGTACCTTGGTGCGAACCAGGACGCCTTTGCGGAGGCGGGTTCGCTTGGAATCGCACCAGGATGCACCATGAACTACGAGGGCAACCGCACGCCCGAGGCGTTCACACGCCTCTCGGCAGCTGTGAGCTGCCAGGCGTCTGGTCAGACTCCGACGGTCGACCTGAGCCAGCACCACACCATCTAGATGGCAGTGCTGGCTGACTGTATAACCGTTTTCGAGGATGGGTCTGGTTTAAACTGATAAAATAGGTTGACGGCCGTCGCCAACACAAAAACACCCGCAACGTACGGGAGCCCCTTTTTCGCCTTGGCCTTCTGATCCTCACTCGCAGAAAGCCAAGTCGTAGACGTCACAGCCCACAGCACAAAAAGAACGATTCCAGACAGGGCCGAGATAATAGCCGGCATCATAGGCGGAGAAATCATCCTTTTAATTTAAGCACCTCTTTTATTTTCGCCTCAAGTTCCCCAATCGTCCCGTCGTTCACTACCGTCCAGGTTGTCCTTAGGCTCTCAATTTCATTTTCAAATTCGTGTATGACCACGCCCGGTCGGATGATGCGGATGGTGACTCCTCCGCGCCTGTGAATCTCATCGACGTCACTACTGTACCGGATGTCTGGGATGACGATGGGCGTCTCACCGTCCCACTCGGCAAAGAAACGCCGAGTGAAAAAGTCCTGACCCATGTATTCTTTGATATGGTGAGTCAGATGGACCATAGTTGCCCGAGGAGTCAGTCCCCAGAATTCATTCTTAAAATCCTTGAGCTCCGACTCGAGCGCTTCATCAGTCCACGCGTAAAGGGCCTTGCATGCATCCTTTACGGGTCGGGCCATTCTCTTCAGTGTGTACTCGGGGGCGAGCACACGAGCCGCGGTGTCCTTGCCGGACCGGGCACGGCCCACGAGTCCGACGATCATTGCTGGTGTAACTGGTCTGGTTTCTTTTAACCAACCATTTTCGCCATCACCGCCGCCTTCGCAAGGGTCTTCTGTCTTTCGAGAGCGTCTTTGGCAGCCTGAGCCGCCACCGCAGCGCGCGCCACTTTATTAGCAGTGTCCTGGTGCGTCTTCAGAGCCGCCTCCTTGGACGCCTTGGCCTGGTTGGCGAGGGCTGCGGCCGTTTGGGCGGTCGCCTCCGCCTTGGCCTTGGCGGCTTCGGCATTTATCGCGGCTTGCATGGCCCTCTTGTTGTTGTTAGATGCTTTTGCAGTCGTGACCCCCTCCTCTCCCTTTGCCGCGTCACTCCCGGCCGTGGCCAGTGCAGCTGCCCGTTCGGCTTGGGCGGCGGCGTTCTTAGAAGCGGCTGAAATTTCATCAGCAGTCTTTTCCCCACTCAAAAGCTGCTGGGCGAGTGTTTTGGGGTCAGGCATGGCCCCGACCGTCGCTTCTGCGTCACCAATCTCCTTGCCTGACGTGTTCACCGGAACGACTTCGGCAGTCTGTTCCGTCACAACCTCCAGGGCATCTGCGCGGCTCGACCACGCTCTCCACGCAAACACGAGACCCAAGAGACCAGTGACGACTGCACCGACAATCAGGCCGGCCATCTTACCTCTGTTGGGCGTATCGGACTTCTTCTCCTTCGAGGCGAAGAAGGCGAGCGCCGCCATCGCACCCATGAACAGGGCTGCCGCAAAGGCGTATAGTCTCGAGCCCATTCTATTACTTGGTCAAGACTATTTTCCGTCCCAAAACCTTCTGGGTCTTGCGTAGAGCCGCCTGAAGGCTCGGTTCGGACCACAGGAGCCACCGCGACCAGAAGCCGGCCGTTCGCGCGCCGCCCCGCGTCCAGTTTTCGCGTTTCCGATGACGCGTCAAGTAACGCTTCATGCGCTCACGGTCCTTATGGATGGTAAAGTCCGAGTAGCCTTTGCGGCCAAAATTCACCTTTGGTCCGTCTGGAAACTGAGCCGTGAATTTATGAATGCCATTCGTCGCACGTCGGAGACGCACGGGGGTGGTCATTTCAGACTAATTCTGACTGAGATATAAATTAATAGAATCAAGATCACGACGTTAAACACGAGATAACCAGTAAGGTAAGGGAACACGCTATCCCGTAGTGCGTGATTTTCGAGTATCATATTTAGAACCTGCTTCGTAAGGGTCTCCTCTGACTCATCGTCTGTGTCAGCCATGGATCGGTACTACCTTACGAGGTCCGTACAAAAATCTTCGAGCGAATATCCGAGGGTCGTGTGCCTTCTGGGTAAGTCGGGTATCGGCAAGACGTGGGCCGCCCGAAAAGCCCTCGGACCCAACTTTGTCGAATTGACTTCTGAAATTCTTCGGTCCCGCCAAGACACGAATGAATTTCTGGAGAAAATTCGAGGGACTGAAATCCCTATACTTCTGGACGAGTACGAAACCCTGACAGACCTGGTCGGACTGCGTGACCTGACCGAACCCCCCACCAACGGCCCTTTCATAGTCACCTCACAGGTCGTCCCTAAATTTGAATTTGAAATTGAGGTCCGGGAATTTCCTGTGAAAACTTTTGCCGAAATCAAGACCCTCTGTCCGGACGCGACCGATGAAAACATCCGTGCGTCCAAGGGTGACCTGAGATGGGTCTTCAGTTCTTTGGAGTTCAGCTCGGACGCCCGGGACGACTTCAATTCTCCTCGAGAATTCGTGACTGACCTGGTGTCCATGTATTCGAAAGTCAACCCGGCCGACTTTGTGGGTCACCCTGTGTCCGAACCTGGGAACATGGCCTCAATTTTGAATGCAAATTACGTCGATGCCCCGGCCAAGGCCAAGCTGGACCTGGCCATGATCGCCGACTATTTCAGTCAGGCTGACGTCATAGAAGACCGGGTATTCTCGGGGTCGTGGGACCTCCTGCCGTACTTCAACTTGTTCGGGTGTATCCTGCCTGCAGTGGCCATAGGTCACACACTCAAGCCGCCGCTCAAACCAGGGTCGACCTGGACAAAGTACCAAAATATTTGCATGCGAAATAAGAAAATCAAATTGATGTCTCGGAGGGTCCCACGGATGGACCTGGACCTGGATGGGCTCCTGCTCTTGAGGACTATGGCGGAGGCGGGCGACTATGAGATTTTGCGCGAGTACGGGATCCAACCACAAGACGTCGATGTGATGAGCCACCTGAGTCCCCTGCGCAAGTTAAAGCCCAAGACCCTCAGTACAATCAAGAAATGGCTCAGCCCGAACCAGAACCCGAGTTTGAGTTTGTAAAGGTCCAGGGTTCGGACGTGTACTTTCATTGTGAAGTTGGTGAAGAGTCGGTCCTGGAGCTCAATTTGAAAGTGAAAAAGCTCGCCCATGAACTCCGCCACAAGCACTTGGACCTGGGTCTCGACCACGTCAAGCCCGAGATTCGCATCTTCATCAAGTCTGAAGGGGGTGACCTCCACTCGGGTCTGAGTGCCATGGACTGTCTGCGGAGCCTCAGCCGGTCCGTCAAGGTGCGGACGATCGCCGACGGTGTGTGCGCCTCGGCTGCAACCTTCATCCTGTTGGGCGGGCGGACCCGTTACATGACTCCTAACTCGTACGTATTGATTCATCAACTCAATATGGACGGGCAGTGGGGGAAGTTTGAGGATTTCAAGGACCAAATGGGGAACCTTGAGCAATTTATGGAACGATTTCGCAAGATTTATCTAGCCGAGACTCAAGTTCCCGAAGCCAAGCTTGAGAAGCTGCTCAAGCGGGACATGTACATGGACTCGAAGAAGTGCCTCAAGTGGGGTGTTGTGGACGACTTGTGGGTTTGAGACCGAGTCGGAGTCGCTCGGCGACTCCTGGTTCGTGATCCGCGGCGCGATCACAGTTGCTGCGCAACTGGTTCTAGTCCTCCTTCGACTGAGGCTCCGGCTCGTCGGGCGTAGTCTCCACCACAACCGGAGCCGCCTCCTGGGCTGCGGGCCGAGCCGCCATAACCGGCATGCGGATCGCACCCTGGGCGAATTTCTGGTTGAACTTTTTGTACAGGAAATAACCGATGACGAGGATGGCCACCACGGCCACCACGTTAAAGATATTGAACGGGGACTTGGACGCCAGGTCCTGAATAGTAGAGCGCTTAATATGATCAACGACGGGCGCGGGCGTAGCCATTACAAAGAAAAGATGTTTTCTTCACGCCAGGGTGCCGCACCCTGATGAAACCCTAATGGAAATCGAGCAGGCTGCGTGGGACGCGTTCGAGTCCTTTAGGACCCCGAGTCCGCCGCCCTGCCTCTCCGTAGATGAGTACCACTGCGAGTGCGGTGGGCGCAAGTCGTTCGATGTGTACGACGACCTTCCCGTATGTACGGAATGTGGTCGGGTTGACGAGTCGTACATCTCAGAAGAGGCCGAGTGGCGGTCCGGTCTGGACGAAGGTGGCTCCACTGCAGACCCGTCGCGCATCGGTGCTCCAGTGAACACCGACCACTTTTCGATGGCCTGGGGGCAAGGGACTCTCATCCGCGTCGCCGGCACCTGGAAGGGTGGGACGTACAAGCAAATGCGCATGGCGCGCATCCATCAGCACTCGACCATGAACCACCGCGACAGGGCACTTTTCCATGCGTACGCGTCGCTGGACAAAATTGGCAAGCAAATTCTGAACTTGCCTGAAGCTGTCCTGTATCAGGCTAAAATCAAGTACAAGGCGTTCAATGAAGCAGTTCTGACTCGAGGGGCGGTCCGGAACGGTATCAAGGCCAACTGCATCTTCCAGGCGTGTCGCGAGTTTGGAGTCGCCCGAACGACCAAAGAGATTGCAGATGCGTTCGGGATACCAGCCCGTGACCTCTCCCGAACGACCGAGATATTTCAAGAGCAGGTTCCGGACCAGAAGGTGCATGTGACGACACCAGCCGACCTGATTGCGCGTTTCGTCAACGACATCGCGTGTATACCAGACGCTGTGCGGGGCCGCGTCAAGATGAAGATAGTCAAGGGGTGTCAGGCTCTCGACGAGTGTGTGGAGCTCATGGGCCGGACGCCCAAGGCGGTGGCGTGCGCCGTCATCTTCCACGTGCTGACTCTCGAGGGCCTCAAACCGAACAAGGCGGAGATTTGTAGAATTTGTGACGTGTCAGTACCGACACTCGGTAAGATTGAAGCGATAGTTAAGGAATCAGGACTTTTGTAATTAAATGAACACCGTCTTGTTCGTCAGCACCCCATGCTACGGGGGTATGTGTCTCCAGGCTTATGCCGAGTCTATGCTTCGTCTACAGCGTACGTGCGCCGCGAATGGCATCCAGATGATGCTCGACACGACCGAAAACGAGTCGCTCGTCCACCGGGCCCGCAACCTGGCTGTGGCGCGCTTCTACCAAAAGTGCCCTCAGGCGACCCATTTTCTGTTTATCGATGCGGATGTCCATTTCGATCCTGAATCCGTCATGCGTCTCCTAAAAGCGGATCACGACGTGTCGGTCGCGTGCTACCCCAAGAAGTGCGTCATGTGGGACCAGTCCGAGGCGTACGTCAAGTCGGGTGCCGACCGCAAGGACCTGGCTCGCGTCTCGGCTTCTCTGGTTATGAACTTCAAGTCGGCCAACACACCCATCCGTGACGGGTTTGCGGAGGTTCTGGACGGCCCGACGGGCTTCATGCTCATCAAGCGTGACGTGTTCACCAAGATGCACGCCAAGTACCCGGAGCTCCTGTGCGTCAACGACCACCAGAACCGCGACCTTGAGGAGTATTTTGCGGTGTTCGACTGTATGATCGACCCGGTCTCTCGCCGGTACCTCTCTGAAGACTACGCCTTTTGCCGCCGCTGGCAGCAGATGGGTGGCGAGATTTACGCCGACTGTATGACGACCCTAGGCCACGTCGGCAACATCCGGTTCTTCGGGTCGTTGGAGGAGAGACTTAAGGCGGGGGCTTAAAAGGGTTATTCATTTGAATAATTAATGTCCACGATGATGCACCTCGTGGCTGAGACCCGCAACAAGGCGATCGTGGCTACGACTCTACACACGATGATGAACATTCACGTTCAGTGCATGCAGCGCGGGTGCCATCTGGAGATTCACTTCGTCGACGACAAGTCGAGCCTGCCCAAGCTCATCAAGACGGGTGAGCGCATCTTCTGGATGGAGTACGGAACGAATCTGAACACTGAAATATTGCCCAAGGTTTTTGAGCCTTTGCCCAAGGGTGTGTCGGTCCTGGTCTTCCCGTCCGTCAAGGAGGGGATCAACTGGGACCAGTTTGCCAAAAAGACCAAGGCTGGTTCGACCGAGCCTGCTCACCAGCGTGGTCTCGCGTTCGATACCGAGGTTGGTCGTAAACTTTCCGATGGTATTTACGAGTGCACAAAAACCTCAGCGCGCGTGTGGGTCATGGACGCCAAGCCGGTCGACAAGAAGCTTCGGGGCGGCAAGACGACCGTGACACTTCCACTCGACGACAATGAGGCGATGTTTTCTCGGCTCTTGAATTTGGACGTAAAAATTGGTGTCGCGGCAGAGGCAACAGTCATCTGTCACTTTGTTCATGAATGCTTTGGAAACATCCTCGAAGCGTCAGGAGTTGAGCTCGCCGCTTAGAGAGTCGAGTTGCTTAATTTACAACTAAAAATGGCCCTAGAGTTCATCCAGGCGGCATGGGAAGGTGCTGCCGCCGGACGATTTCCAGGGCCCCAACCTGTGTCGATAGAACGTCGGCACTTCTGTCTCCTCAGGCGCCAGCCCTATCTGGTGTCTGAAAAGACTGACGGAGTTCGGCACCTGCTTGTGAGCACCACGGAAGGGCTCGTGGCCTTGGTCAACCGTGCGTTCCTCGTCGAGCCCGTGAAGATTCGGGTTCCGAAGGACACGCTACTTGACGGGGAGCTCGTCAAGACTCGCGCAGGCAAGATGCTATTCGTCGTGTATGACGCCGTCCGGGTCAAGGGCGAGAACTTGATGCACGCGCCACTCACGGAGCGCCTCGAAAAGACTCGAGGGATACTCAAGGGGATCATCAAGACGGCCGGAGCCCCCTTTGAGATCCGAGTCAAGGCAATGGCAGACTTGAAAGACTTCAAGTCTTTTCCCGATCTAAATTCGTTCGAGTACGAAACGGACGGTCTGGTTTTCACACCTGTCAACGAGCCTATCCGCATGGGCACCCATGAGACCATGTTCAAATGGAAGCCGCGCGAACGCATCACCATCGATTTTTGTTTGCAAAATGGCCATGAACTTTTTGTCCAGGACCGAGGTGAGCCGTACAAGGAGGCTGAACTGCACACCCGTAACCAAAGGCCAGACTTGCCTGACGGGACCATAGTTGAGTGTGGCTATGGCGACTTGGGGTGGTTCGTCGAGAAGATACGAACCGACAAGACGCACGCGAACAATCGACGGACCTATTTCCGGACATTGGTGAACATCCGCGAAAACATCCAGCTTCAGGATCTGTACCAGGCCATATAGAACGGCGCGCACTTGGGAACCTCGTTTAATTCAGTGACCGTCTCGTCATCCTTTATGTACCACTTGTCGAAGCGGCGTACCAGGAGCGCGTAGTGTCCCCCCCATTGAATCCCGTGATGCAGAACCGCCGCGAACAGCTTGTGCCCGTGAAGCTCTGAAGGAATTTCAATCGGAAATTTCTGGTCGTACATGGCAAACGTCACCCCAAAGACCCGAGGCCATTCAGTCACCACCGTCCGGACCGCCGCAACGTGGTGCCGACGGCCGTCATCATCCACATACCCCTCTATTCCGACGTGTTTGAGGCGGGCTTCCAGCAACTGCTCAAGACTCGTCGGACCGGTCGGGCCTAGAATGAGGGTCACGAATTCCGAGTCCTTTTTGGAGACTCCCCCCGGGTACACGGTCTCTTGGCACTCTTTTCCATTGAAAATTGAACGGATCAGTTTCTGACCAATTGACTTTTCAAATACGTCAATCAGAAGTACGATAACTTCTTGGGCGTCATGTTGGGATCCCCCTGTGAAGGAGGGAAATCGTGTCCTGAAGGCGGCTAGGAGGGCACTCGGGTCTACAGGACCCACACCATCCTTCAGAAACAGTTGACGTGCTACCCTTTGGTATTCACGCGTCACATCACAAGGCCCGTCGTAAGGGTCAGCCTCGAACAGAAACTTGCTCAAGGGAGGAACATGAGCCAGACACTGAACTGCCGTGTTGAAGTAACACGTGTTGCCCAGGTTCAAAAGGCCCCTCATCCTAACCACCTTAGAGAGAAGGGCCGTCTAATCTCTAAATCAAAAATGGAGGCTCATCCTATTTTCAACAAATGGGCTCCCATCATCAATGCTCACAAGAACAGTCCAGGGACTGAGATCGAGATCCGGTTCGGCCGGGCGGGCCGTGGCGGTTTCGACACCAACGTAGGCCAGGCCACATTCAAGAAGGTGCTTGGGGCTCTCGAGCGCTACACGGAGTGGGAGGCTACGAAGCACTCCAAGGCGACCGTGTACTACTTCGAGGGGTCCAAGCGCCTCACAGTCGATGATGAGACTGATGAGCAGGTTGGCTGTGTCAAAAAGCGCGTCAAGGTGGACGACTTTGTGCTGGACGGCAAGCCGCTCGACGTGCGTCTGGGCGTCTCGACTGAGGAGCCGTTCGAGTACGACGGCGAAGAGACGAGTACTGAGCAAAAGACCAAGGAGCGTTGGTCTTTTGTTCGTAAGAATCTCTCGATCGACATGTCCATTATCAAGGGCAACCCGGACGACCCGGACTCGGACGAGGACACGACTTACCAAATTGAACTGGAAATTATCAAACCAGAACTAGTCAACGACAATGACACGATGTACAACTTGCTGTACAAAATCTTCGACTTGCTCAAGTGCGTGGGGAACGCTTAGGGATGTTGGGCGTCTTGCGGGGCTTGGGTACGTACGCCGGAATGTGCTTCATCTCACCCGTGACGGCATTCTCGACGGCGCGCGCGGCGCGTGGAGGGCTCAAGGGCACTTCACGGTTCAGCCATCCCTTTATCGCCGCCTTGACGTTCGCCGCCTTGGGCTTGGGCTTCTGGAACGCCAAGTTGGTCACGAGTTTCTTATAAGCCTGGACCTTGTTGGCCGGCATCCAATTCGGGATTGCAATTCGGGCCGTGTAGCGGGCCCGGGGCGCCTCGTTCGCCCGAGCAGCCCGCGTCTCCTTCACGAACCGCCTGTAGAGCCGGTCGACGTTCGCCTTGAGTGGGTTCCCGCGAGCACCCAGAGGCAACTTGTCGTAGTTCTTCATGAATAGGGCGTCGTTGCCGTTTCTGGACATGTTCCCGAGGTTCGTGGCGAGTCTGGTTGCGTACTCGAGTTCAAGGGCAAAACGGGCGTTGTTCCCTGCGTTCGAGTTGGCTGAGCTGGGAGGCGTCGCAGACTTCTTGCGCGCCGGGCTCGGCACTCTGGCCGGTTTCTTGCCCGCCGCGTGGGCCCTGAGGGTATTGAAGCGGTTCGCCTTGGCAGTGGAGTTGTATTCTGCATGCAAATTAGCCGGTAAGAGCTTTTTGGCAATCTTGTTCTGCTCTTCGGTGGGTATGGTCGCCCAGGCGCGTCGCGTCTGTACACCCTCACTTGTCGTCTTCTCTACGCGCCCATTATTCAGGAACGTATAGAAGGTGCCGTTCACCAACACGTCATACGCCCGGTTGAGTTTGTTGGACACACCAGACTTGTTCTGGATCAGGGCAATCAGACGAGCCGGCGCCATCTTCGCATTCGCCTCTGGGATGTTCATGTTACGGGCGATGGACAAGAGCTCAGCCTTGGTCAGGCGGGTCGCCTGGCGGTTATTGATGCGGAGGATACGGTTCAGACCCATCTTTATCACGTGCTGCAGGCCCGGCTTGAAGCTGTTATTGCCGACTGTAACCACGTTCGTCTTGACGTTGGCCGGGATCTTGAAGATGGCCCGGACGGTCGCGGGGATGTTACGCCCTGCGTCCATGTACGCCTTGATGACCGTCTTGCGCCCGGCGGCAATTCCAGCCGGTACAGCGAACCAGTACGGCTGCTTGCCCGGACCGGGCCGCACGTAGAACCCATTCTTGGTGGCGTTCCAGCTCGGCGCACGGCGGTTCTTGGGGGCTGCCGCCTTCTTGACTGACGTGGCCGCTGCGTTCGCAAGGGGGTGACCAGCCCGGATAAAGGCGTTCAGAGTCGCACGAGGGATGGGCACGCGCGCATTCGCAAACGCCTTGGCAACCTTGGGCCCCACACCCGACATGTTCAGGGCGCCGCGGTTGACCCACTCACCCGACTGGAGCTCCTTCTCCATCTTGCGCCATTTGTACAGGCGCGGCTTGCCGTTGGTGCCTGGCCGGACGTAAAACCCCTGGGGTGGCGTCATATTCCAGGACGATGCGAGAGGGTTCCGGTTCGCCAGCTTGGCCTTCTTGGTAGCGGCAGCCTGTACCCCCGGACGCCGAATGGCCGCCTCCTTGCCGAGATTCATAGCCAAAAACGCCACCAGGTCGTATTTCGGACCAAAAAACTCCTTGAAGAGTTGGCGGGGAGCGTCACGCTCGGACGGGTCTTTGATACCCGTGAAGAGGACTGTGCCGTTCTGGAAAAACTGGTACGTCCACTTGGGGTTCTTGAGCTTGAGGACGATGGCAGGCGGGCCGCCCACTGCCGCATCGTAGGTGCCTACGCGTTCGACCATAGTCTTGGGAAGCGTCAAGAGCTGCTCACGGAGGTCATCGAGAATGAAAGGTCTATTGACGTAGAAAATGCCATCAATCTTTTTGTAAGTGGGCGGCGCTTGGGCGAGGAACTTGGGCGCCCAGCCGTTCCGGACGATGGCCAAGATGGCTGCTTCGTAGTTGCCCAGTCCCATGACGTCAAAGTACTTGTCGGTCAGGACTATGGTCTGCTGACCCTTCTTGGCTACAATCTTATCGACATCTTCAGAGTCGCCTATCCATCCCTGACCAGGGACCCAACGGACGACTGGCTTTTTGAAACTCCCCTTGTAGCCCATAATCTCCGAGAAGCCCTTGGGGGTCGACTCGAATACAGAACGGAAATTCGTGGGCAACTTAAAGGTGACTATCTTGGCCGTCAGGGCTGAGGCCGAAGTCTTCCAGCTTCCCTGACTGTTTGTAAAAACGCGCTTCTTCCGGAAGATCGACTGGATCTTCCGGGCGGCCGCGGTTCTGGGGGTGTTCCCCGGCATCTTGCTACTACTTTAGAACATTTTATTCGTCGTTCTTGAAATCCAGACCGTAAATTATAGGCTGGGTCGCGTACGCCTGTCCTTGGTACATCTTGGACTCGACGCGAACCTCGAGCTCCTTTGAGCTGAACGGTCCGGCGTAAAAGTCTGGGTTGAACTTGAACGTGCCCAGGTTGTTTTCACGACAGTGCTGGTTGAACTGAGCGACGAATATCTTCTGAGGTACGAAGAATTCCGGACCGAACTTGAACTTCTCCGAGCACAGGAAGTGCTGGAGCGAGTTCGTAACGGTCGCCACCTGGCTTCGGATAGTCTTGAAGTACTTGGGCAGTACGTTCCAGATGTCCTTGTCGGCGTACTTTGCCGCGTAGTCCAGATAGGCCCGCAGACACTTGCAAAGGATGGCGGGCATCTCAGCCTCGAGCTTGTACTCGAGGTGCGGATCAGCCACGTCAGGTGCGATTTGGCGACCAAAATTGACCGTGGCCAGGCGACGCAGGATCGAACCCGAATTGTCCTTCCAGTTCGGCACCTCATTTCCACCCAAAATTCCAGGGGTCGTCCATTGCATGCTCAGGGCCGTCTCGCATTTGCGCGCAATGCTGACGTCCTCGCCAGACACCAAAGACTGAAACTCAGCCTGCTCGAGCTGCAGGTCACCCTTGATCTCGGGGCTGATGAACATGAACCCCTTGTAGATGCTCGAAAGGCCAAACTTCTTCTCGATGTTGTTCGAGAGGGTCGCAACGTCTTCACACTCGTAGAACCGACGGGCCACCTTGGTGATCAGGGTCGACTTGCCTGACTGGGCGATACCCTTGAGGAAGGGGATGACCTGCCAGCCGTCCAGCTCGTTCACATCGAAGCACAGGCGCCCCATGAAGACGTAGACCCACCGAGCCACATCCTCTTCGAAGCGCTGATAGTCTAAAACCTTCTGCATGTGGGGCGTCGGGATGTCATACCAGTCCTCGACGTCATCGTACGGATCGAAAGGTTGGTCGAAGTACTTGCACGAGACGAGCGTCGGGTCCAGATCCTCAAACTCCGTGCCGTCATAACGGTAAAACTTCATCTGACGACGACCAGAAGCGTCTTTTATCATCTCAAGGGGCCGGGCGTCGAGCAGACCGTTCTGGAAGGACCAGACGTGACGGTCCTTTTTGATTTCAGAAAACTGAATATCCTTGCAGTTGGTCAAGTGACGGATGACGTCATGGGCCATGTTCCCGCGGTTCGTCAAGTTCAGCCACATCTCGGCGTTGTCCTCCTTCTGGGTCTCATCATAGACAAAGTCCTTGATCTCCTTGACCGGCTTCCAGGCTCGGGTGTTGCGAATTTCCTTACAACACTGGTCACGGTAACGACGGTAGCCATTACGGTACGCCTGTTTCAGAAGGAAAATGAGGAGCTTCTGGTACGACGTGGCGTCCTTCTCGATGTCCATATCCACGTCAGGGTTCTCGACCATAGGCTTGTTGAACATCTTGTACTCGGCGTCATTTTCAATAAACTTATTGACGATGGCTTTGTAGCACTCCTTGAAGCGCTTGATACGGCGCTCAAAGGTCATCGGGTTCGCGTTGATGTCCTGGGTCTCAATCTTACTGATCTCGAGCAGTTCGGCCCTGGCGAGCATGTAACCACAGATATCGATAATGCGACGTTTATTCACCTGGAGGCGCTCGAGATCCTCCTTGTCGATATCCACGGGGAGGCCGTTCGGATCCCGGTTTGGTGACGCCGGGAGCCACTTGGCCGCGAGTAGTTTGAAAATTTCTTGGCGCTTGTCTCCGTTCTGAAGATCCAGATGGAGATTACGCTCGCATTCTATGAGCTTCTTGTTGAGGTCCTCAGGCGTCCACGAGTTGATTTCTTTCTGGTAGGCACTTCCCTCTGTAGCCTTTTTGGTGGTGGTGGAGCCCTTGGTTGCCATTGATACAACTGGCGGCGACTTTTTTAAGCGGGGGCTGCGATGTGCTGCGGCTCGACTGGGGCCGGGCACGCACACGGCTTGGCCGCCGACAGGCTAGACAGAATTTTGACTAGAATTTTGTTCTGCATTTCCATGCACTGGGCGATTCTCTCAGTCGCATCTTTCAGACCGACCAGGGTCGTGGCGATAGTCTCACCCTCCTCGGTCGCGAGCAGAGACCCAAGAGCCTCGAACATATCCATGCCGTCGTCCATGTCGTCCTCGTCCATCTCCTCCATCTCCTCTTCCTCATCGGGGATTTCCTCAATCTTCATACGAGACATTGTAATATTCTGACAGAAATTAAGACCCTGGGTTTTTCGCAGAGCGGAAACTGGGGGAGGGCGGCAACGCCGCCCGAACTTTTTCGCAACCTATATTAAAATGCCCGGTGGCGGACTTATGCAACTCGTGGCCTATGGTGCCCAGGATACGTATCTTACCGGTCAGCCCAAGGTTACCTTTTTCCAGTCGACCTACAAGCGTCATACGAATTTCGCTATGGAATGCGTCCAGCAGACGGTCAACGGCTCGGGTGGCAACGGTGGCGTCTTCTCCGTGACCCTGAGCCGCTCGGGTGACCTGGTCGGTGATATGTTCATGGTTGCACAGCCGACCCAGTCTTCGTCGGCTCAGCTGACCTCAACCAACTCCAATTACGATATGAATTGGGTCGCTGAGCGCGCCATCGAGCGCGTGGAGCTCTTCATCGGCGGTCAGCTGATCGACCGTCATCAGCAGACGTGGTTCCGCCTGTACGCCGAGGTGTTCCTGGACGACACCAAGAAGATGGACTATGGTCGCCTGACTTCCTCGTCCGTCGTGAACAATGTCAACCAGACGAGCGTCGGTAAGGTGTACCTGCCGCTGCTGTTCTTTTTCAACAAGAATCCAGGCCTGTTCCTGCCCCTGATTGCCCTGCAGTACCACGAGGTCCGTATCGACTTTATCTTGAGCCAGTACTACTCGAGCTATTTCGGCACGAACGGCATCGAGGTCTGGGCCAACTACATGTACCTAGACACCAACGAACGTGACCGTTTCGCCAAGAACAACCACGAGTACCTGATCGAGCAGGTCCAGCACGTGACTCCTGATGCCGTCGGTGTCAGCTCGGAGAATGCTCCTTCAATTATTCGTCTGAATTTCAACCACCCAGTCAAGGAGCTGATCTGGTGCTACGTGAATAACCAGACGGGTGTGGCCTCGAACCTGAACGCCATGTGGAACTTTAGCTCCAGCACGGCCAATGTGAACGTGACGGTCAACCCCCAGACCCTTCCCCAGAACGGCATGAGCCTCCTGCCGAATCAGGTGGGTGTGCCCCGTCTGTTCGCGCCAGCGCTTCTGGCCTCGAACCTGTACATCAACCAGACTTTCAGCAACGTGGCGGGCGCCTCTATGAGCGTCCAGTCCAACGTCCAGACGGGCAACGTCTTCTGGATCGAGTCTGGCCTGCCCAACTATGGTACGGCCAACACCACCTACGGTTACGAGGTGGGTCCTCTGCACAAGTTCAAGCTGATCCTGAACGGCACTGACCGTTTCGTGGAACAGCCAGGCAAGTACTTTAACCAGTACCAGCCGTACCAGTATCATTCGGGTGCCCCTTACCCGGGCATCTATGTGTACTCGTTCGGCCTCAAGCCGGAGGAACTCCAGCCCAGCGGCACCTGCAACTTCAGCCGGATCGACATGGCCCAGGTGGCCGTCAGCCTCAAGTCGGGCATGGGGGCCAACCTGTCCCAGAAGATGTTTGCGGTCAACTATAACGTCCTCAAGGTGGCGTCGGGTCTTGGCGGCCTCGTGTTTTCGAACTAGTTTCCCTAGAATTTTTTTCTTGAGTACTAGTACAAATGGCCGGTGGACTTATGCAGCTCGTTGCTTATGGCGCTCAGGATGTGTACCTGACTGGGCAGCCCAAGGTTACCTTTTTCCAGGCGGTGTACAAGCGCCACACCAACTTTGCGATGGAGAACATCCAGCAGACGGTGAACGGCACCCCGTCCAACAGCGGCCGTGTGTCCGTGACGATTGCCCGCAACGGCGATCTGGTCGGCAACATGTACGTGGGCCTGATCCCGGTGTCCAACGTGCTGACGTCCAACAACACCGGCTACGACCAGTGCTGGGTGGCTGAGCGTGCGATCGCGGCTGTGGAGCTGACGATCGGTGGCCAGCGCATCGACAAGCACTACCAGGCGTGGTTCCGTCTGTACGCCGAGGTGTTCCTGTCCGAGTCGGACAAGATCAACTACGGCAAGCTGACGACCGGTGCCTCCCCAGCCGCCGATCTCAACAACAACCGCACGTACGTGTACCTGCCGCTGCTGTTCTTCTTCAACCGCAACCCGGGCCTGTACCTGCCCCTGATTGCTCTGCAGTACCACGAGGTCCGCCTGGACTTCGACCTGACCTCCACCTTCTCGTATTACTTCGGCTCCTCCAGCCCGGTGTTCGAGGTGTGGGCCAACTACGTGTACCTGGACACTGAGGAGCGCCGCCGCTTCGCCCAGAAGGGCCACGAGTACCTGATTGAGCAGGTGCAGCACACCGGCGGCGACTCGCTGTCGGGCGCCCAGAACACCGTCCGTCTGTCCTTCAACCACCCGGTGAAGGAGCTGATCTGGTGCTACCAGAACGCCAACCAGGCCGTGGCCACCAACACCAACGGCATGTGGAACTTCTCCACTGGCTGCGCGAACGTGCAGGTGACGTGTAACACCGCCGTGGTCCTGTCCCAGGGCGCGGTCCTGCCCCACCTGATGGGCGCGCCGATGATCACGTCCGCCATCACGGTGAACGGCACCGGCGCCGTTACCACGGCCAACACCGCCGCCTCGGCCTCCTGGATCGAGGAGGGCCTGAACTATGGATCGGCGACTGGCGTGACCCTGGGCTCCCTGGAGGTCGGCCCGATGCGCGACTTCAAGCTGATCCTGAACGGCCAGGACCGTTTCAAGGAGCAGCAGGGCAAGTACTTCAACCAGTACCAGCCGTACGTGTACCACTCCGGCACGCCCTACCCGGGCATCTACGTGTACTCCTTCGCCCTGCAGCCGGAGGAGCACCAGCCGACCGGCACGTGCAACTTCTCGCGTATTGACAACGCCCAGGTGTTCTTCAACCTGAAGAACAGCACGACCAACCTGCTCCAGAAGATGTTCGCGGTGAACTACAACATCCTGCGCATTCAGTCCGGGATGGGCGGGCTCGCGTTTTCGAACTGATTCCTCCCATATTATTGGCTGGTCTGTATATATTAAAATCCAAAACAGGGCTTCGGCCCGGCCTTCGGGCCCAAGAACCTCGAGGTTCTTGAGTTCGAAACGAATTTCAGCGCCCAATAACCTTCCAAGTCCCCTTTAGGGCTGCAAACTCTTCCTCGATGAGGACAGCAGTGTATTCCGGATCAAACTCTGGAGAACAGCAAAACACGTCTATGTAAATCATATTGTTCTCGGGGTATGTATGGGCCGAGAAATGGCTTTCGGACAGGACGAGCACGCCAGTCGTGCCGTGAGGCTCAAATTGGTGAAAGGAACGTCCCACTACTGTGAAACCGGCCCTTTCAGCGATTCGAATCATGATTCTTTCGAGGTGGCGCGACTGCGACACCCACACACCATCGATACGTCCGATGAGGTGCTTCATTTGCCTTGAATATTTAGGCGCTCTTCATTTTATATAGAATTAGACCCATAGCCGCAACCAGGAACAGCAGGCCGAAGAACGGCTGACCGGGGGTCTGGGGCGTCTTGCGAGCCTCGACGAAATTCGCCACGCCCATACCAGCCATCAAGGCGATGAACATAAACACAAAGATTGTGTTAAAGTCCAGCATTTATTATTAGGTACTAAAAAATAATGGAGACTGACCTCGAAGGAGCGGCGCTGATGGCCAAGCTCCGGGAGGAAATGCCTGGGGCGACCATCGATGCCGTCCTGGATGCAGCTCGGATGATCCACGTCAGACGCTCAGCTCGGAGCTTCAAAGCGAGGGAGTTCGAATCCGTCTCACAACTCGTCGGCCATTTGGCAACCCTGAGAATGACTGACGAGGACTTCCACGTACTTGCTGGAATTCTCGTCGAAAATTCAGAAGACTTCATACAGGCCGAGCTTGCACGTGACCTAAACACCATACTTCAGACGGGCGTCCTGAAACTCCTGCTTACATCGGCATCCCGCCTGGATACCCCGACGCGCCGCCGCCCATGGTGTTGCTGCCTGACATCTCCTGATACAGATAGATGAGGTACAGACCCACGAAACCCATGGTCAGAGCACGGAAGATCCACGATGCGTACGTACGCTTGGCCGGATCGAGGAACTCCTGAACGCTGAAAAGGATCAGAGCGAGTCCGAGGGTAGCGAGCAGAACAGCGTTGGCCATTTAGTAATTGGGCACATTTTTATTCAGTGCGCCCGCTGGACGTGGTTATATTTCGTGTTAAAATTAGTGATGAACTTCGCATACCTGGATCCGAGGAGCCTGCTCGAGACGGTTCTGATACCACCCATGGAGCCCATAGACCCGGTGCCGTGTGAACTTGACGAGTCTTGGAAGGACCTCGGTGAGACACTCACGAATTTCAAACGTGAATACGCGAGGGTCAGGGCGGACCTGGCGATGCGCCTCGCCGAACTCAATGAGAAGAGGGATGAAACGAGTGTCATCAAACTTATGCTCGAGAACGTCAACTCACAGGACTTAAAGGAACGGCTCGAAAGTATGTTAGACGACTACGAGAACGAACAAAACCTGCAGGGACTCACAAGGGAATGTGGTGAACTCACCGGACGGAGCCAGGCGATGAAGAAGATCCTTCAGGACACGGACCCCGAAAGGTACGCTCGATTTACTTGCTTTGTGTGCATGGACCGCCATATTGACTTGTTCATCGACCCTTGTGGCCACGTCATCTGCGAGCCGTGTTGGGTCCGGACCCAGAACAAGGCAACCTGCCCAGGATGCCGAGCGCGTATAAACGGTACGAAAAGAATCTTCAGTATGAATTGAGGACCTTGTAGCTCAGTTGGATAGAGTGCGGGCCTTCTAGTCTCTCGACCTTGTAACTCAGTTGGTTAGAGTGCGGGTCTTATGTATGTGAAGAGCGAGCCCGAAGCCGCGGGTTCGAGCCCCGCCAAGGTCAGACCTTGTAGCTCATCTGGAAGAGCGTCAGACTGAAGATCTGAAGGTGACGTGATCGACACACGTCAAGGTCAGCGGTTTCATAGTATAATGGTTAGTACACGAGACTCTGAATCTCGTAATGGGAGTTCGATCCTCCCTGGAACCTTGGAGCTGAGCACACCTCCCTAAACTGCTCATCTGACCTTAGCTCAATTGGTAGAGCGAAAGACTGTAGTCGTTAGTAATTATCTTTAGGTCGCTGGTTCGATTCCGGCAGGTCAGACTCGGTGCTCCTGTAACTCAGTTGGTAGAGTGTGAGGCTGTTAACCTCAAAGTCGCAGGTTCGAAACCTGCCGGGAGCGTTTTTTTAGGCGGCGCGAAGGCACTACTTCGCTTCCCCGCTTAAAAAATCGCAACTTCGATAAACAATATGAAAGCAAAAATCCCTAGTGCGCTCCGAGAGCAAGTATGGCTCTTGTGGTGCGGAGACAGGCTCTTTAAACACAAGTGCCTCGTGACGTGGTGTGAAAACGTCATGACGCCCTTCAGCTTTGAGGTGGGCCACAATTTACCAGAAAGCAAAGGCGGCCAGACCGAGCTCGACAATCTCCGCCCTATTTGCTCCAAGTGCAACAGGTCTATGGGTGACGAGTACACGATCGACGAGTTCTCGGCTCTTTCGCGCCGGACCCACACGCACCTCTGGGAGTGCTTCAAGTACTCAGGTGACGCATCTTAGCCTGCGTCTTTTTCTGGAAAAACATGAAAATAAAGACGAACAGGGGCAGAGACCGAAGCTCGCCATTCGTCGAGTGCTCGTACTTGTACCAGCCGTCGGCCGGGAAGGGGATGTTCTTTATGACGTGGCGCATCAGAAACACCAATGCGCCAATCACACCAAACTGAGCACAAACCTCCAGGAAGATGCGCATGCGCGACTTGGACTGGTCAAGCTCTGGGGTGATGCGGTCCAGTGCCATGGACACACAGAAAGCCAGTGCGAAACAAATGGCACCGACCCACGCGCTTCCAGCGGTTCGCATAACCGGCAGCATCTTAATATTGACTGATAAAATAGTGATGCCCGAATTTAGAGGATTTATGACTTGGACCTGGGAAGGGGACCTGTGTGCGCACGTAACGCTCAAGGTTAAGGATTACGTGCCGACCACCATCGAAGACCTCGACGACATCATAAATGACCTACGGATCCAGTCGCGCTCTATGATCATCATGGTGGACCTGGCAGGTGCGAACCCATTCTGTCACGAAGTCCGACAGATTACCAAACTCATCCTTGACGTGTTTGAACACACCAAGAATGACGCACTTTTGGAGCAAATTCAGTTCCACCACGCCGGGTTTCTGGTCAGGAGCTTCTACCGTCCTATCAGTATGATGCTCCCGAGTTACGTCCGTGACATCATTGTGTTCGTTTAAATAAAAGAAACCGTCACATTTATTATTAAGACATGGCAGACCTCCTCGTGTTTTACCCCCAGGGGCCTCATCTCATCATCGAGTTCCTGGGGGACAAGTATATCGAGCGCCAACCAAAGACCGTCGCCGAGACGACGGCATTCATGGACTCGGTCAAGCCCATCATCGACCAACTCGATGCGTACGTCGAAAAACACGGACTGACTGAGATTATCGAGTTGAACCTGAAGGGTGTCCCTATTTCCAAGTTGAAATCGGACACGGCCACCCACCTCCTCAAGCTCATGGTTGAACTGCGTCCAGACAAGGGTCTGCTTCAGAAGATCCGGATCACAAACTCGAACCCCGTATTCAATATGATTTACAAGGGGGTCAAGAACTCGTTACCCGTACGGATCACGTCCATCGTCGAGATTGTCGAGGATGACAAATTCTTCTGAGTCTCCAAAATTTTAGAGACAAATACAAAGATGCGGGACGATTCATGGCACGATAAAGAGGAAGAATTTCTGAACAAAATTGAGCGTCAGTGTAATGCGTACGCCAACCACTTCAGCAAGGACTATCAGTATTACCATAACCTGTCATCTAGGTTTAATATACCTATCTTGGTCATATCGTCCTTCAACGCCTTGTGCGCCATTTCACTGAATGACTTTTTGGCCCAAAGATACGTCAGTATCCTGAACGCCGTTTTGTCAGCCGGGACGGGTGTGCTCGGCTCGGTCCAATTGTACATGAAAATTAACGAAAAGATGACGAATGCGACTCGGTCCCAGATGCTCATGAGACGACTTGCCCTCAAGATCTCAAAGGAGTTGAGCGTCGATCGTGCGACTCGGACGACTGACGGTCAGGTCTTTTTACAAGAGTGCTTTGGAGAGTTTAACGCAGCTCTCGAACAGTCGAACCCTATCGAGAAAAAGCTACAGAACTACCTGGCCCTCGGTGAGACTCCACCGGTCGTCCAGGGTGTCCGGTCCTTTATGAGCTTGGCGGCGGCTCTGTCCCCCAAGAAGGCGTCATTCGACGACGACCAGTCTATTATTTCAAGGGGAAAGTTGCAACGTCTCGAGGAGCCTCGCGCCAGAACACTTTGGGATCGGATTCAAAGAGTTCAAAGAGGCGACGATTTTCGTCAAGAATTCGGGACTCCTCAGCATCAGAGCGATTCAAGCCCGGCGGGAGAGTCTCCAAGAGAACGGGGACTAGAGCCATGAGTTCCGGGTTCTTCAGGCGAGCCACCATAAACCCAATATCGATATCGAGGCCCTCTTCAGTCCGGAGCCAGTAGTGCTCACACGCCTCCTTCGTGTCTTCGATGACACAATACCCTTTGATCATACGGGTCTGGATACCCTTCTGATCAAGGGCCTTTTTCAACAGGGCCACGTGGTGAACCACGGCGCCTCCGACGCGGTGGACTTTCAGACGCAAAGCCAGGCGGGTCACAATCTCGTCGGCCATTCTTCCTACTCTTATAACATTTTATTTCCTTATGTTAGATGGCAGGATCGGCCCTTATGCTCGTGCTTGGATTCTTGATCGCCGTGGCGGTCATAGTTTTCCTGTCGAACGCGGCGCCCTCGAAGCCCGCAGGCGGAGGTGCAGGTGGGATGCCCGCAGTCGACGCGGTCGGGTCCCCACAAGCCGCACCCGACGGGGGGGTTGGACCCAGCACGGATGGGACCACGGGTGGTGCGTCGACGGATGGGACCACGGGTGGGGCCGGTGCGGGCGCTTTGGCGGCCCAAACCTACGCTCCTGCCAGCTCATCCAACAAAGACACTTTGAAAAGTGGCGAGACGCTCGCGGAAGGTGCGTCTCTCACGAGCAAGAACGGTAAGTACGTTTTTACGTACGAATATGGAGCGGCCGTCGTCAAGAGCGGGAACTTTACGATGTGGACCTCGCCCGGGAATCTGACACCAGGGGGTGTCGTGAAGATTACGGCTGACGGAAACATCGGCATTTTTCCTTCACAATACAGCGTGACGCCCACCGGGTGGTCTTCAGCGACGGCAGGTCAGGGGACCCAGCCCTATTCTCTCGTGATGAAAGATGATGGCCGTTTGCTACTCTTTGACTCGAGCCCTATGGTGATATGGAGCGCTCCAGTCACCATGCCTCCGGTCGGCGTCGACTGTCTCATGGGTGATTGGGGAGGGTGGTCGGCGTGCTCCAAGAATTGCGGTGGGGGTGTCCAGACACGCAACAGGTCCATAATTACTCCTTCAAATACAGGCGGCAAGGCGTGTGGTGAGACGACGGAGACGCGCCCGTGCAACACCGACCCCTGCCCGGACTGTGCGTTCAGCTGGACACCCTTCGGTCAGTGCGTCACGCAGAGCCCGTCGACTGGCGCGGGTAAGAAGCAGTCTCAGTTGCTCGTCTCGAGCCCGTCCGGTCCGGGGGGTGCCGTTTGCCCGGATCCCAACTCGAACATCGAGGACTGCGTCAACTGCGTGTTCAGTCCATGGAACCCGAGCGGTGAGCTTTCAGCTCAGGCGTGTAACCAGACGACCGGCCTCAAGTCCCAGTCTCGGACTATCACAGTGCCTGCGTCGGGTGGTGGGACGTGTACCGAGCCTCTGAACCGCCAAGAGGCTTGTGCGGTCGACTGCAAGTTGAACCCGTGGCCCAAGACGTGGTCGGCCTGTGAAAACAAGGTGAATGGCGTCGGCAAGAACACTCGGACGACGACGGTCAAATTTCAGCCGAAAAATGGGGGCAGGGCGTGCACGACCGCTTCGGGCGTACTCACGGGGACCCAGACCTGCGACTCGAGCGGCAACTGCACGGAGACGCGCCCGTGCGGTGATTGCGTCGTGGGCACCACGTACACGTACGGAACTTGCGATCCGGCGACGGGTAAGGCGACCCGTACTCGCGGCGGTGACGTGGCTCCGACCAATGGCGGTGTCGCCTGCCCGGGAGTCACGGACGAAGTGACGTGTGACGTCAACTGCCAGGTGAGCGGATGGACCGAGTTTTCTGCATGCGACATAACGTCCGGGCAGCAGTCTCGTACCCGGACAGTCACGCAGGCGGCCAAGAACAACGGCACCGTCTGCCCGGCGCTCACAGAGACGGCTGCGTGTGATATCGATTGCCAGGTCAGCGCATGGGGTGATTGGGGTGCGTGCTCGAAGAATTGCGGCGGTGGCAAGAAGACTCGCACTCGGACGGTCACACAAGAGAAGAAGAACAGTGGTGCCGAGTGTCCTGCGCTATCGGAGGAGGCTGACTGTAATACACAGAGTTGTTCGGCGGACGTCGTTGGCTGGGCTCATCAGTTTGGCACCATCGGCAACACAAGCGGCGCCCCACAGTTGTGGTATCAGAAGAATGGAACTACATCGGATGTCACATTGCGTCTTCGTGACGTGACGAACGCCACAGTGCCAGCCCTACAATTGACCATAAATGGCGCCCCGTACGCATGGCCCGATGTGTATGCACAATTTGGTTCGGCGTACACTGGGACTGTCGCATTGGAAATGAGAATTCCAGCAGTGTTTTGGGGTATGAATGTCACTTGGCGCGAGGTGGCTCGCAAGGACGTGGTTAACGCGAGCGGTGTGACTTTTGGTGGTGTGCAAGTCGGCGCCGCTGCAACGCCTCCTCCGCCTCCTCCGCCTCCTCCGCCTCCTCCGCCTCCCGTGACCTATTCGAACTACATGAGATATGGGTTGTTTGGTGGCGGTGGCGGTTCGGACATCCGCCTCAAGTCCAATCTTCGCAAGACTGGCCGCAAGATTGCTACACTCGATGAGTATACATGGGAATGGAACAAAATTGCACATCAAATTGGGGTCTCGGCGGATCCCACGACTGGTGTCATCGCACAGGAGGCCATGGCAGTGTATCCGGACGTCGTCTTCACTGGCCCGCACGGTTATTTTATGGTGAACTACGATCGCCTCTGGGCCATAAAAGAATAAACCTCAGAAGTATTAACAATGACGGACCCCATCCTCGCACTGAGCACGGCCCGTTTCACAACCTTTCCTATACGGTACCCCGACCTTTGGGCACTGTACAAGAAAGCTATAGGTTCCTTCTGGACCGTCGAGGAGATTGACCTCGCAGCGGACCTCAAGGATTGGGACCGCCTGAACGACTCCGAACGGCATTTCATCAAGATGGTCTTGGCCTTCTTCGCCGCTTCAGACGGAATTGTCATGGAAAATATCGACCTCAACTTTTCAAAGGATGTCCAGATTGCCGAGGCCCGGTCGTTCTATTCGTATCAGTCGTTCAACGAGTCTATCCACTCCGAGACGTACTCGCTCATGATCGACAAGTTGGTACGGGACCCAGAGGAGAAGGCGGGGCTGTTCCGGGCCATAGAGACGTCACCGGCAGTTAAGAGAAAGGCGGAATGGGCCATGCGATGGATGAGTCCGGACTCGCCTTTTGCGCAGCGGCTTGTGGCTTTCGCATGCGTGGAAGGCATCTTCTTCTCGGGGTCGTTCTGTGCTATATTTTGGCTCAAAAAGCGTGGCCTCATGCCGGGCCTGTCGTTCAGCAATGAACTCATCAGTCGGGATGAGGGTCTCCATCAGGAGTTTGCCGTGACCCTGTATCACAATTTGCAAACTAAATTGGACTCGCTGAAAATTCAGGAGATTGTCCGTGAAGCGATGGACATCGAACGTCAGTTTATAGTGGACGCACTGCCATGCAAGCTCATCGGTATGGACTCGGATGAAATGACCCGGTACATTCAGTTTGTGGCTGACCGTCTATTGGCACAGCTGGGTGTAGGCCCCATTTTTGGTTCGCAAAACCCTTTCGACTGGATGGAGAGCATCTCGTTGGAAGGGAAGACCAATTTCTTTGAGAAAAGGGTCGGGGACTATTCAAAGCATATGATTGCTGAAGGGGACGGGATTCGGTTTAACGAGGAGTTTTAGCCGAGCCACCCATAAGACGGGCTATCGCCCCCTCGTATTCGGTCGGCGGACCGCGGTGAGACCCGGGGCCGCGGGGAGACCCGGGGCCGCGGGGAGACTCGTTTGCGCCGCGGGGAGACTCGGGGCCGCGGGGCGAGCGGCCTGGTTGGTACCCTGATGAGAGTGGCACGAGGAGGCGCATCAGCAGAGTCGCAAGCAGCACGAACACGACGGCGTGCAGGGCCACACCCTTGAGGGTCGCGAGGCCGTCAGCGCTGGCGACCCAGCTGCCCAGAACGCCACGGGTCGCCTTGTAGGTTGCGGGGTGAGCGACGGCGACATAGGCCACGAACGGGATAACCTGGAAAGCGCTCATTTACTCTGAGCCGAGAAAATTACGCTGCTGGAGGTGCTCGGCCTCCTGATCCTGTTCCACGCCACGGCTCTTGAAGCCTGAGCGGCGGGACAGAAGGAACGAGACGAGCAGCAAATATACCAAAGCATGAAGCAGAAGGCCTGGAATAGTCGCCAGGCCCTCTGGTCCTGCAACCCAGTCACCGAAGATCCGACGCGTCGTCTTGAACGCAAACGGGCTCGCCAGGACTGCGAATGTCAGGAGCTTTATCAACATCGTACTTGTTATTTAGGTGGTTTATTTTTTGGGCATACCGGACGGCCCGAGGATGGAGCTCAGGAACGAGCGGGGGGCTGGGGCTGGGACACCCGTCGAAGGGGTCATGGGTGCGCCTTCAGCCACCACTACTGGATATAGGTCGTCTGAACCGGCCGCTGGGTGGAACGACGCCATTTTGGAGTCAAATTCCTCAATCTCGCTCAGGTTCGCCATGTCCAGATCCATCGAGAACTTGGACTTGCGGGGCAGGAGGCGCATGACGGCCGTGACCAGCAGAACCAGGACGACGGCGTGCAGGGCCAGGCCCGCCAGAGTCGGCAGACCCTCTGAGCTGGCGACCCAGCTGCCTGCGACAGACCGGACCGCTTTATAGGTGGCGGGGTTGGCCACGATCAGGTACGCGGCGAAAGGTATGGCGGTGAAAGGCAAAGCCATTTATATTAAGTCAGGAAATTAGTTTTAGACGTCAGGGACCGTCTTGGTGAAACCACCCTGGTTATTTTTAGAATAAAGAGAGTTATTGGCCTTGCGCCAGTTGGGTGAGTTGACGCTGGTGCGCACGACCCTGATGTAATTGGTGCTGTTTCCGAGACGTTTATAACCACCAAGACCGTTGGCGTTGGTGTTCTGATTGGCCGGGGCAAAGTTATTTTTGGAGGGTCCACTTGGAGGGAGTGGCTGCCCCACACCCGCTCCACCCAGCGGTGCACCGTTAGCGGTGCGTAGCCATTTGTTGTATTTGTTGTTTCCAGTTAGGTAATTAGTAAATGGTCTATTTTTGAGTCGGTTATTAGCTGCACGCAGTTCACGTAGTAATTTGGCGGCGGTTGCTTCGTTCATGGCGGGACCGAAGCGGTTGATTCTGTTCTTGTAAATTCTCTTACCATACTCTACCATAGCATTGATATTAGTAGCGGCCACATTCACCGCCTTGGCTGCTGTAGTCTGCGGGACGCGACCGGCCGCTGCCGCCACAATGGCCGCGTGCGCCTTCTGAAACTGGGTCGCAATTGCCTTTTTGAAAATGTTGGTAATTGAGCGACCATTGTTGGTCTTGGTATTGTTCATCTTCGCGACAACCTGGTTCACGGTCAAGGCCGTGGTCGCGTTCTTGGTGGCGATATTGAGACGGTTGATGGCGTTTTTAAGGCCAAGAGTCAACGAGTTGTTGGTGGCCGGTGCACGGCCAAAAACGCGGCCAAAAAAACCGCGTCGGGGCTGACCATTGGCCATCTTTGTTACTGTAGGGTCCGAAAAAAATTGGTGTCCTGCGAGAGCCACATAAAGGGCTGGAGGCCGTATACAGTAGAACAGAACCACATGGCTCTCCAGATGTTTTCCGCTTTCAACTCCGCTGACGTGACCTTTTCGTCCGTGTACAAGAACGCCAAGGGTGGCAAGGCCGTCTATCTGAACGGTCCTGGTAACCAGAAGCTGATCTTTCAGTTGCCTCAACTTCGCGCACCTTTCGGTTTGAGCGAGTACAAGGACGAGGCCACTGGTCGCGTCAGCTACTCACTGCCTTTGAGCCTTGACAAGCCCGAGGTGCTCGAGGCGTTCGCCAAGTTGGACGCACGCGTCCTGGACCACATCACGGCCAACTCTGAGGAGATTTTGGGCAAGAAGATGTCTCGTGAGGTGATTGCCGAGGGCATGTACAAGTCGCCCATCAAGCCGAGCTCCAAGGAGGGTTACGCACCTGTCCTGAACCTCAAGTGCATCGTCGACCCCAAGTCTGGCGCGCTGGTCACCGCTGCGTACAACTCTCAGCGCGAGTCGGTCGCGCTGAACACGCTCGAGCGCGGTCAGGCTCTGAGCGCCATCATCGAGCTCAACCAGATTTGGCGCACTCCGGCTGGTGTTGGCGTGTCTGTGCGCGTCCACCAGGTCATGTTCGCTCCGACCAGCAAGCTGAAGCCGTGTGCTTTTCTCGCCCCTGCCGATGAGCCCGTCTCCGACAAGGCGTCCGACGTCGCCAGCGAGATCGAGTACGAGACCGACCCCGACCAGGAGTAGCAAGACCGAGTGCGTAGCACTCGTGATCCCCGCGGCGCACAAGTCTTGCAGACTTGGTCGGATCCCAGACTTTGAACTCTAACAAAATGTGTGTAATAGATATAATGAGCTGGATAAACTCCAGACAATTTACAATCAGCAACCGTAATGGTCGTCACTATGTGTTTCGTCGCAACAACGCCGGTAACACAGAGATTAACATACCCGCCCACATAGTCAGTAAGGGTCAGGCCATCGCGTGGCTCAAGGCGCACCCCAACAAGGTGGCCAAGCCGAATCGCTACAGGGCCAAGGGTAAGCGCACCGCTCGTGCAGCTACCGAACCAGCTAAAGAGCGCCTAATTCCTTACAAAAACAATAAAGGTAGATTGTTCTATAGAAGACTCCTACCGGGAGCTCCGATGCCCAAGTACGTCCCCCCGCCGCCTCCGCTGCCGCCTGCAGGTGGCTGGCGGTACCCTGCGCCCAAGTTGGGTCCCTTGAAAAAGATGCCCAACTTGCCGATAAAGAACGCATGGGCCAACTTGACGTGCGACCAGGTCAAAGCTGCGCTAGACTCGCTGAAGCCCATCGGTAAGGGGCGCCAGGGTATAGTGTTCACGGCCAAGCAGCCCAGCGGCAACAAACGGCCCTTCGCCGTGAAGGTGGCACCGCGCGACCTGGCGGCCAAGAGACGTGGTGAGCCTCAACCTGTCGATATTGAGTTCAAAATTCAGGACGCGGTCCAAGACCTGGCCCCGAAGGTGGTGCACATTTACAAGAGTCTGCGCTGTCTGAACTTTATTGAGCCGGCTTCCATGAACATGCCCAACGTTCAGAACTCGGCCCATTATGACAAGTCGCAGCAGGGTATACTCTTGATGGAGTTTGCCAGTGGCGGCTCTCTCGATTCTTGGTTGAAAAAGCAGTCGAAGGTTGACGACGCCACCATGTCCAGCCTCATCTCTGACGTCCTCGGGACCCTTTTCAAGATCCAAAATAAGTACCCAGACTTCAGACACAACGACCTTCACATGCAGAACATATTCGTCGCCGACCGTGGCTTCCTCATAGGCGACTTTGGTTGGGCCCGTCTGAAAAAGGCGGGCACCAACCCTGCAGTGAACACGGCCAATGGGACCAAGACGGCATCCTTCTGGGGTGTCGGTCCCAAGACTGACGAGCGTTACGACCAGCACCTATTCCTGAACGAATTGCTCGACTGGGCCACAAGTCACGCACCAGCCACGCACCCCAAGGCGATTGAGTTTCTGAAAAGGGCGCTTCCGGAAGGGTACAGAGGCGCCAAGAACCTCCACGTGACCGAGTGGCGCCTCAAGTACGGTGACCCGTGCCCAGGGCTTCCGTCGCTGGCCAGACTTGTGAAGGACTCGTTCTTGACCTCCAAACACAACGTCACGTCGCCCAACCTCGTAGCGGCTAAGGCGAAGCTCAAGCCCGTCAAGGTTAAGCGAATTTCGTCTCTGAATTTGCAAAAGGCCAAGGCGAAGCTGAAGCCGGCGAACCGCCGCAAGCCCGGTCGTCTGATCACGAGCGCGAAGCTACTCAAGGCCAAGGCGGCGCTGAAGCGCGTAGCGCGCCCCAAGCCCAAGCCCCGTATCACCGGCTACAACCTACGTGCAGCCAAGGCGCGCCTACGCAAGGTGGCCAAGGCACCCAGCCCGCCCAAGAAGGCACCCAGCCCGCCCAAGAAGAAGGTGGTGCTGCCAAAGGGCTTGCTCAAAACAGCCAAGTTCGATAAAATGGTCGAGAAGTTATGGAAGAACGCAGGCGCCGCATCGGGTGCCAACTTCCAGAACGCCTGGAACAAATCCCGTCAGAAGGCTATCCTAATTATCGAGAATCGCCTCAGACGCAACCAGCCCGCCTTCACACCGAGCCCGCGCAAACTCCCGTCCCCTCTGAGCCCGCTGGGCCCTCCGCCCAAGCCTCGGGCCAAGACGCCGCCGAAGGCCAAGGCCAAGAGCCCCAGCGTCAAGTTGAGTCCATCTTCCGGTCGTACAAAGGTCAAGTCGAACTCTTCGGGTCGCTGGGTCTACGCGAACCTTCACTTTTCGATGGACGAACTGAGACGCATGGCGGCCAATAAGGGTCTGAACACAAAGGGTCTGCGTTCCAAGGCGGATTTTGCTCGTAAAATTTTCGCAAGGGTATAGTAAATGGTTGAGCGTGTGCTGATGCGTAATGCCGTTCTGGGTGATCCCAAGGTTCTCGCTCTGGCGATCCTTATTCTGGTCGCCATAGCGCTCATTGTTTTCAAGGGGAAGTCGTACTTCAGTGGTCAGCAGCCGGCCGACAAGGGTGATATTACGGTCTACGGGTCCAAGACGTGTCCCTGGTGCGTCAAGCAGGAGAAGTACCTGACGGAGAAGGGTATTCCTTACACGTTTGTTGATTGCAAGGCGGGTCAGTGCCCTGAGTTTGTTCAGGGTTTCCCGACGCTAAGCGTCAATGGTGTGATCAAGAGCGGTTACACGGAGCTGTAGAGTAAAGGTGCGGAGCACCTTTTTGATGGCCGCCCTGTGGATCACAGTTGCTGCGCAACTGGTCTGTTTACAGCCGGAACAGTGCGATGCCCACAGACAGCAGGAAAGTCTGCAGCAGGGAATCGACCGGCTTGAGGATGGTGATGTGCTTCACCAGGGTGCCGTTCCACAGGAACCGCATGATGAAGGTCAGAATGATCACGAAAGCCGTGAACACGAGCGCGTTATAGAGGGCCTCCTGCTGGGTACGGGACTCGAGGATCGTCTTCATCTTTTTATTATTGGTTCAGAAAAAAGTAACCGATAATAACAAGGTGCGATGGTGGCTCCGCGTAAAAAGTCGCCTGCTAAGCCGAAGGTGGTGCGCACACGCCGAATGGCCCTGAATAAGCTTCCATCATTCCCAAAGTACAAACCTAAACCCCTGTCCAAAACGAAGAACGTCACAAAGGTGACGCGGAACGCTCCGAACCCGTACGCTCCCAAGTACACGTGGGCCCCCTGGGGAACCTCTGGGGTCGTTCACGACAACTGCTATGACTACGCGTTCGGGTCCTTTTCAAACGACAGACAGTCGAAGAGCGTTCCGGGTGACCGGAGTGGGCTCCGTGCCAACGGTCTAACGTTTCGCACGTGTGACGGGATAGCGAAGCGCGTCCTGTCGGACAACCCCGGCACCGTCTACAAGATGAAGACTGGTGGTGAGAAACCCAAGGTGGGCTTCTACAAGGTGATGTGCTTTGTGGCCCCCTCAAATGACTTTGGAAATTCGACAGGAGATTTCCATTGGTACAAGGAGATTAGCTCTATCCGGTACCGCACGCGCCTTGGTGACTCGGCTGAGGCGCTCGGCAAGTTTTTCCACGTCAAACCGTCTGTGATCCGGGCGGCTCTTCTGAAGGGTCGTAAGGCCAAGAGCTCGAATGATGGTCGGGTCGCCAACGACAATACCGAACTTCGCGTCCTGAACAGACATGCAAAGACAGTCAAGGGGGCCAAGTTGCCTCCTGGAAAGGTGATTGAATTTCCAGTCAAACTTTGGAGCCACAAGACTGGCTGGGCGGGGGGACCTCTGATCGTCGACGCTTCTGGGAAGACGATCACGGATCCGCGAAAGGCCGACAGAAACTACAAGCCCGGTTTCCACTACTCGAAGTTCTGCTCGGCGTATGGAGTCCGTCTAGGACTCGCCAAGACGGGTTCGAACGCTAACCGAAACGGTGCGGCCCCTCGGGCAAACCTAGCTCTCTGAGTATCTCTTCGAGTGCTTCGGTCGGTTCAATATCAAAGTGAATATCGGTGTAAAGGCGCCCACCGGTCGACGGCATAATGGCTCTGAAGTCAAGGCCAAAACCTTCAACAATATCTTGGATGGTTTGGGTTTCAAAATTATTCACGGCCCTTTGATTATCAGACACGCGTTCGATAATCAAACGGCACCTATAAGTCGGCAAGTCGAATGGTTCTCGGCACATCGGACACGTCGGATCGCCCGGACACGAGCGCTTCCAGCGGTCAACACATCGAGAATGAAACACGTGTCCACAAGGCAGCGTCCGGTTCGCCTGTTGGGCTGCCATGGGTCCGAGACATACGGAGCATTGAGGGCCCTTGTGGATCCAACAACGCTCCTCGGTGCCATGGACTTTGCTTCGGCACGGGGTGCCGTGTGCCGTCTGGGCCCCACAACGTCCGGCCTCCATTAATTTAGGACCTGTATTAAGTTTCAACGGGCACGGCGCGCCCGCTGGACCTCAGCCTCGAGGGACCTGATGGCGTCACGGTACTTTTCACGGATGTTGTCCTCGACGTGCTTGCGGAAGACGACGATCGGGTCATCGTCCTGCTCCATGCGGCACTGTGGGCACTCGATGCTCGTCTCGAACCACGTCATGATGCACTTGTTGTGAAAGACGTGCTTGCACTTGAGCTTCTTGTCGGTCCGTTTCGTCAACTCAAGACAGATTGCACATGTGTGTGAAAGGTGTGCAAGGCACTTCCCGTCCTCGACCGCCAACCTTTTGCACTTGGCTCCCGCCAAGGTCACTGAAGAGCAATTCATTGTCTACTAGGACTTTACAAATATCTTCGTGAATTTTCTGCACAGTCTGGTTGGCGTTTACGACGTACACCTTGCACGGAACGCTCCGGACTAGGTCCATGTACTCTTTTTCGAGTTCGGCCAGGTACTCACGGGTCACGCCCTCATCACCCGCCTGGCCTCGCGCCTGGATGTGCTCCCAAGCCAGGTCGAGGTTTTTGGAAAGGAAAATGTAAACATCTGGATGCCAAGAAAACCGTTCGTAAAAATGGTCGTACGTCTCGTGTTCCAGTTGCGTCACGTGACCCTGGCGCCTGAGGACCGGCCAAAATACCCACCTAGAGCTCAAGAGGGACCGCTCGTAAATGACGTGCCGAGTGGTGGTCCGTACAGGCCTCAGAGTCTGAAGGATAATCATATGGAACAAGAATGCCCACCTGGAAGGATCCTTATAAAACTCCTTCAGAGGCCACTTGTCTATGGGTTCACGCTGGACGGTCCAGCCCTTCTGTTCAAGCAAACCGAGCTGGGTCGTTTTGCCTGAACCGATGTTTCCATCGATGACTATTTTCATTCTAAAATACATTACGCCCTATTTCTTTAGTCCGTTTCTTCGTATCCGTCTGGGTTGAACTTCCACGCAGTCTGAGCAGGCTCGGCCACGTACGTCGACGTGGTCGTGGCTGGTGCTGGTGCTGGTGCTGGTGCGAAAGCAGGAGCTGGTGCCGGCGCAGGAGACGGCCCAGGTGACGCACTCCATGTGGAGCTTACATCCGCATTTTCCTCTTCCTCGGCCACCTTACGAGCAAAATAAATCTTCAAACCGGCGGACCCCAACGCCAAACAAAAGAAAAATGCCGCCAGTGCGCCCAATATCATCACGCCTTCGGACGGCATTATTACTGCTATTTATGGACAAAATTATTCGTCCTCGACCAGAACCTTGGGGACGCCGCCGCGGCACGCAGCGTTCTTCAGGGGCAGACCCAGGGCGGCCGGGTCGGTGTTCTGGAGAGTCTGGCGCCACTTGTAGTTGTCCTGGAAAGCGATGCCCTTCTGGGACATCATAAAGTCGGACATGATGCGGTTCGAGTCGTAAGACGTGATGCACCGGCCGTCAGCCATGCCAATGCGCGTAGACATTTCGTACTACTTGGCGACATTTTTATTCAGTGCCTTGACCCACTCCGGAAACCGCGCACCAGTGACCACCTCGAACATCTCCGGCTCGCTGACCCGCTTGACGAACATGGCCGTGTCTATATTTTTGTTCAAAATTTCGTAGGCTCCGGCAATCTCGGCCAGTGTCTGGGCCCCGGTCACGATGATTCGGCCCGTGCTGAAGATGCTGGCCGTGACCTGCTTCATACCCGGCCCGGGGACGAATTTCACCTTGACTGCACTGTACCGGTCTGGGTCGAACGAAACCTTGAAGGTCGAAGGGTCTTGAGAAAGACGCCCGATAATCTTGTGCAAGTTTACCGAGGCGTTCAAAGAGAAGTTGGTGTTGATCATCTTGACCGCAGGAGGGTCCGTCGGCACCGGCTCCTCGAGCTCAAGCACAACCTGCATAATAAAGGACAACTGTGCCAAGACGCGCTTGCAGTCGAACAGGTCCGAGCATCCCGCAACCTGAATGGAACCGTTCGGGAATATCTTTATCGATTTGCGAGAGTAGTGGTCGGCGTAGCCAATTGTGACTTGGTTGTAAAACGCCGTGTCTTTCATGCGCCACTCGAAGCCCTGGGTAGGTGACCCGACGGGACGGACGCGAACGCTCTCGAGTTTCGTAAAGTTCTCCCGAAACTTGGGAAGGTCAATTTGAGTTTGGAATTTAGAAATCATAGTGATGGTCGTGATCCGGACCCATGACGGCTCCGGGCGGTCCTTGTCGCCTGCGATAATGGCGCTGCGAATATCGTGCAGTTTCAGGATGTATTCGAAGGTCTCGGCCATACTGTTCTCATAGGTGCCTTAATAGCCCGGGTCGCGCCCTTTGGCCTCCTCAAGACTTGTTTTTTTTGGCTGCCGCCTGAATTTTGTTCGCAAGGGGTTTTTTGAGGATAAATGACTTGATGACCTTCTTGTAGTACTTCTTTTTCTTGTTGTTGTTTACGTTGGCCACATTGTGGCTCACGAGACTGACGAGCTTTTTGCGCTTCACAGCCTCGATGACGCGGTTGAGCTCGTGGAGGCGTACCGGAGCCTTCTTGACCTTGCGACCCTTCTTCGCCTTGCGGACCTGCGTCTTCTTGCTCTGGGCCAGCGTGTTCAGACCCTCGAGTGCGTAAGACGCCGTCTTGGCGCCCCCGAGTTTCTGGACAGCCTTTATAGCCGCGATGGGAGTGCCCTTGAGTTCCTGGGCACGTTTGACGTTCCCGCCCATTTCGTTCAGGTCCGCAGCTGCCCGAGCCACTGCCGGTGCGCCACCAGGCACGGTCGCCACAACCTTGAGTGCTTGCGTCGGTCCGCCCGCCTTGTTGATCGCAGCCACCTGATTGGACGGTAGGACCGGTCCTGGAATTCCTGCCGGCAATTTGAGAGACACACCCTCGGTGAGAGCCTTCGGGCCAGCGAATATCTGAGGCCCCTTGAGGGACGGCAAAACACGCGCACCCCCTTGACGTAGGGCGAGTTCGCGCACGACTGGAGCCTTGCTGACGGGTGTCCGCTGCATGAGCGCCACCTCACCCTGGGGACGCATCGTCCGGTACATCTCACGGCCTTCACGGAGGGACCCACCACCGTACCGGCGTGCGTAACGCTCCTCTTGGCGCTTGTAATTTGTCAGTGCTCGCATATTTTGAGTCTTAAATTCACGGGCGAGTTCACGGGGCACCGAGCGACCCATACCCAGGTTGCCGTACAGGTCACGCAGACGCCGCTTGGCCTCGACGGGGTCGCGCTCACGGCCGACCCGTCGAATTTCCGCCTGAATTGCACGCAAGACCACCGCACGCGCCGGAAGGCTCTCCGGTAGCGACCTGTACAGCTCACCTAGCCGCCAACCGCGCTCGGATGATGACAGACGGCTAATCTTGCGCAGTTCGGATTCCACATCCTGACGCAGATACCTGTTAATCTCCGTACGGTTCTTGGCGGTGCGGCGCATAGCCAGAAGTTCCCGGAACGACATGTTCTTGACGGACTTGCCGGAGGGTGGCGTAGTTGGTTTGTACGCCTGTGTTGCAGCCTGTTTCTTTGTGACCTCCTTTACGACTGCGTTGTTCATCACCTTTTTGACCTCGGCCGGAGTGGGCACCGTCGCAGGCACCAAGTTCACCTTGGCCGGGAAGAGGGTGTTCAGAGCCTTCTTGGATTCGGACCCGTTGCTCAATTTCGCCTTCAAATTGGCCACGGCCCGTGCGAGGTTCGCCATCTTGTTCGGGTCGGCACGGGCCTGTTCGGTCGCCTTGACGAGACCGTTCAACTGAATCTTGATGTTCGGTGCACCGACCGTAATAGACGGCCCAGTGACCGTCGGACCAGTGACCGTCGGTCCAGTCATGGTCGTCGTCGGACCCGTCACGCTCGTCGTTGTGGTGGTGGTGCCACCGACGGGCCTCTGCTGGAACGTGTTCCCGTTCACGCCCGCCGGTACAGCTTGACGGCCCTTGGTGCCCAAAGCCCCGAGAGGCGGCTTCTGGTTCCCCTTTCCGTTCGTCCATTTTTTCCAGTCGTTCTTGTTTATGAAAAGTCTTTCCCAGTTTTTGATAGATGATTTCTTCACTTGATTCTTGTAATTTGTTATATTTACATAATTCGCCGCGACCGCCGGTCTCGTGAAGTTGCTTAGCGGGGAAGTTCTTTCCAGACTAAGATAGGGCTTGGCGTTCGCACCAATTCTATAAAACACGCGTCCGCCGAGCCCCTCTCGCTCACCACCCGTCTGCCGGGCCGCCTCTGGAGGCGCGAGCGCCCGCTTGAGCGCATTGGTCAGGGATTTCACAAGAGAATTCTTGTTGATTTTTGGAGCAGGCGCCTCCTTCTGGTTCGACTTGCGTTCCGGGACTTCAGGTCCCTGCTTCTGGTTCGACTTGCTCTCAGGGATAGGTGCAGCCGGCTGACGTTTAGCGAGGGCACCAGCTATAGAGCGGGCGAGGGTACCGGCCAGTGCTGCGGTGTTTAGAGGCGCGGGTGCCTTGTTGGGCGCGGGCGCTGGCTGACGAGCAAGCGCCTTTTTCAGGGCGGCGGTGAGCGCCGTCGTCAGACCCCGAGTATTGATTCCGGCCGTGACTTTGCGAGCGCCAAGGGCCTTCTTTATGGACGCGGCCAGTGTACTCGCCAGTGCCCGACTGTTGAGACCGGTGCCTTTGGGCTTCTTCACCAGAGCCGACTTGATGGCCCGGGACAGGGTAGAGGCCAGGACCGTCGTGTTGACTGTGGGCCGTGCGGGGCGTGGTACAGGCGCCGCCCCTCTACCTCTACGGCGGGCAAACACTCTCTTAGCCCTTTCATTCTGTTTAACCTTGGCCTCAACGCCTTCGAAAAACGGCCCCACGACCGAAACCCTCTCGTTGTTTTGAGCTTTACGCACATTCTCAGCCCTTTTCATAGCCGCTTTTAATGCGTTGGCATCTTGTTGAGCAGAGTTCACCTGCATACCTCTCTTCACATTTTCAATCGTCGGTTGATTGACCTTGCGCCGAGCCACGGCCCGTGCTCGAAGGCCTCCGACGACCCCCCTGAATGTAGGAGGCGGTTGAAGCTTGTGTGAGTTTCCAAACTCGTTTGTCTGTTTGCGGCGTGTTATTACAGGTATAAGTGCCTTTTTCAATCTCTCTGCGTTTTCTTTACGGGTTTCTTCTGGAATATTAACCAATAGCGCCTTCGCGCGCTCTGATAGGGGTGGTGGTGGTGCCAAACTTTCAGCATATAATTGATTTAGTCTTGCGGCGGCTGCTGCACGTTTGGCCGCCGCCGCGTTGGCTGCAGTCTTGGCCGCGTTATTACTAACAGGCCGACCCAACATTTCAGCCACCGCCTTTTCACCTTTCAATGCACGGAGTGCCATCTCCGCGGCTTTAATTTCGCTGGCGGTACGACCCGCCATCTCTACTAGGGCCCCAGGAAAAATTCGTGTCCTGTCCAAGTTAGGGTTTGGGTCGCGACGGGCATTTCACACGCAAACGCCACGACTCCTGAAGATGCTCCGTACCCGCCTGATTTCGCCTTACCAACACGAGGGCCTGCGGTGGCTTGTCGCCCGCGAGACCTCGGCGCCCCACCCTGGGGGGTTCCTATGTGACGAAATGGGACTGGGTAAGACGGTCCAGCTTATCGCGACTATGCTTGTGAACCCCAAGCCTCGGACACTCATAGTGGTGCCCAAGTCTATTGTCGGTCAGTGGTGCTCCGAGCTGGGCCGGTTCGCGCCAAGTCTGTCGGTTCACGCGTTTGACGGTGCTAAGCGCAAGTTGCCGGTTGCTTTGCCTGAAGTAGTTGTCGCGCCTTATTCAGTCATGGCGCAGCGGCCAGGTGGGCCCGCCTGCCCACTGCTGGCTGTGCAGTGGGACCGCGTCATCCTGGACGAAGGGCATGAAATTCGCAACCGCAAAAGCAAGACTCACATCGCGTGCAATGCACTGAGCGCGCCTATCCGCTGGGTGGTGACTGGTACGCCCGTATTCAACTCGGTCAAGGACTTTGTGGCGCTGTGTGGTTTCGTCGGTATTCCGCGCAATCAGGTACAGGGTTATACAGACGCGATTCGCGCCAAGTACGTCCTGCGTCGTACAAAGGCTGACGTGGCCAAGCACAACAAGCGGCTTGAGCTGCCTCCGTGTGACTTCCAAAACCTCGAGTTGGAAATGTACCAAGAGGAGCGCGACCTGTACGAGCACGTCTTCACGCGCGGTCAAGCGATCGTCAAGCACATCTTCAAGACTGGAACTCAGCACCTGCATCAGATGGAACTGCTCGAGTGCTTGCTGCGCGCTCGCCAGGTGATGTCGTGGCCTCAGCTGTACTTGGACGGTATGGCCGTCAAGGATGAGAGCGACCCAGAGCCGTGGGTCGGTCGCTCCAGGAAAATGGAGACGCTCATGGAGCTGATCGCCGCTCACCCCAACGAGAAGTCACTCGTCTTCACGCAATTTATGGGGGAAATGGACGAGATCCAAGAGCGGCTCAGCGATCTCGAGGTGCCCACCTTCCGCATCGATGGCTCGGTGCCCAAGGAGGCGCGCGACGCTCGCATCGCCGGCTGGAAAGCGGGTCCCAAGAACGCCGTCTTCATCATCCAGATCAAGGCGGGTGGCGTCGGCCTCAACCTCCAGGAGGCGACGCGCGTCTACATCACGTGCCCAGCGTGGAACCCCGCGACGGAGCTGCAGGCCATTGGCCGCGCGCATCGCACGGGCCAGACCCAGAAGGTGATCGTACGGCGACTGATATACTGCGGCGAGGAGGCCAAGGGGCCTCTAGGCCCCGACGGCCGCCCCACGGGCGGCCTGCCTTCAGTCGAGCAGTCCATCATGCAGCTGCAGGAGGGCAAGGCCAAGGTGTGCGCTGAGGTGCTCAACGACCCGCGTCTCGAGACGCAGGTGCCCAACGTGACGCGGACCAAGATCACTATCCAAGCGCTCAGGAAGATATTTGCAGTGTAATATGAAGAAGAGCCTTAGCCCCGCCTCCAAGTGTAACGCCCGTCTCATGAAGCAGCGCAACAACGCCGCGGCCCGTAGACGCTCAGCCATGACGCGCGCCAACGCCCTTTATCAGCAGGTGTACCTCGCGGCCCTTAAAAATAGCTTCAAACGTCCCGTGATTAATAACCCTAGAAGAAAGTAGATGACTCTCAAGCAGCTTCGCATTTCACATCGTTCGTATTTGCGTGAATTTGACCGGGCAGTAATCCGTCGCCGGGCAGACATAAAGAAGGTCATGGCGGCCCAGATCAAGGCTCGGAAGGCTATGAAAAATCCTCACAACTCCACGACCAAGGCGGCGCGTGCACTCAAGGGTAAACTCTTGAACACAATTTACCGGTCAGTGATGAACAAGGCCAGCAACTCCAAGTGCCCACGGTACCACAAGGACAAGGAGGGGTGGTGGGTCGGGCCCGGCCCCAAGTCCAAGCGTCGGTGCCGCGCCTAAATAAAATCCCGCCTCATAATAAAATGACGATCGGTTCTCGTGCCCAGGTTTACCATGGCAACGCCGACCGCACCGCAGGCGGCCTCACCAAGAAGGACCTGAAGATGAAGGATGGCGAGATTGTCAGCAAGACCAAGTCCAAGGGTGAGAAGAAGAACCCGTGGATCGTGGCTGTCGCCAAGGCCAAAAAGGAGCTGGGCATCAAGGGCTTTGCGCTGGTCCAGGGCAAGCTGTTGACCCGGGCGCGCGAAATTTACTCCAAGTAAGTAGTACGGAGAATGGCTAAAAAGAAGGTCCAGAAGACCAAGACGAAGACGAAAAAGTCTCGCACGACCGAGAAGCTGAGTCGTGAGCAGGTGTCGGGTCTGCTCAAGAATCTGCGGAGAATTTTCGGGTCTAAAGGTAAGAAGAAATGAAGAGCGGTCTTTTGGGTCTGAAAACGACCACCTCGGCGAGGATGGTCCGTTCTATTTTCAAGTCGGCAAGAAAGCACAGACGCCCGGCGTCAGCACCGGCGGGCCGGTCTCGGCGGGTCGTGCCGTCTCCTCCTCGGCGGTCCCGTAGAAGCGGATCTGCGCGGCGCGGACCGTCAGCCCCCAATTACCGTTGAAAAAATACGTAGAATCAATATCAACCAGGACGCTCAAGTCCTGTCCACGAAACAGCCCTTCCCGCACTTCCGGGTTGACCTGTTTTGAATTCTCATCGAAAATATAAGTCGCGTCATCAATCTTGAGACGGAGCTCGTTCAATTTCAGGTTGGAATTGAACGGCTCTTGAGGACATAGGAAAGTCTCGAGGTCCTTCCACCACGCGATGAAGTCGGGGTTCTGGACGGTCAACTGGAAGCTTTTGTAGGCCGAGATGCCCCACTTGCACCTGCCACGTGGAATCTGGAACCGCATGGGGCCGCCGTCCAGACTGAACTTAGCCCGGCCCTCTTTCCCCCAAGGCGCGCTATCGATTACATTCTTGTCCGTAATCTCGGACCAAAGGACCATCCTCTAAATAAAATGTCTGCATTTTTTAAGTAAATATGAAAAAGGCCAGCAGTCTGGGTTTGAGTTCAGCTATCACCGCTCTAAGAAATTCTATGCTCAGAGAAGCACGCCAGAACGCCGCTCTCCGTGCGTCGGTCAAGAGCCAGTCGGCCAAGCGCGCCAACACCCGGGCGGCGAGCCCTCCCAAGCGCAAGGCCAGGACACCTAGCCCTCCCAAGCGCAAGAGCCCCAGCCCTCCCAAGATGACCATCGGCGCTCGTGTTCAGTTGCCGATCTTGATAACCCACCCAAATGGACGTATCGAGGTCAAGTTCCGTACTACACGCAAGTATTACGCACCCAATGCGAGCAAACAGTACGGCTACAACCTCAGTAAACAGGTGCGCTAGAAGGTTGACCCAGTCGCGGCGCCAATCACTCGCGCGAGGCCGGAACCTCTCAAAAGTACACGAAGCTCCGTAAGCCATGGGAGGTTACTTGGGACCACGATAAAGCCACCCGAGGCGGTGGCCATCTCGAGCGTGTGTTCCAACCCGTCTGCGTTAAAGCACCACATACCCTCCTGGACCCAATCCAACTTGATGGGTCGACGGACCGCGTAGGCACCTGGCATCCGGAGGATATGGAGCGATTCTGTTTCTAAATTGTAAATGATCCCGTCATGGGACTTGAGGAGGTACCAAAGCCTCCAAGCCCTAGACTCGTCCAATTTCTTGGGAGGAATTTTGAAAGCTAATTGAGTGTCGATTGATGGACTCGACCACTCAATTATCTTTTGGACCAAATCTCTTGGTAGCATGCTTCAATTAACTGTAATGATCTCTTTTATTTACTAGAAAGTCCCAGAGAATTCGCCAAGGCTTTGACGCTCCGCGCCAAAGTCTGATAGTTAATCAACATAGAACGCTCTTTATTATTGGCCCGACTATTGAAAGTCGACCGGTTCCTAGTGGCTCTGAAGTTGGTATATCTCGCCTCGGCGTTATTTCTGTTTCTCTTCATGGCATTGAGTCTAATTCTCGCCGCGGCGTTTCTATTTTCACGAGCCTTGGTCCGGCGCTGCATCCACGAATTGAATAGACCCATTGTCTTGAATTTACGCAACAAAATTCTCTAGCCTGAGCACACCCTCGTGCTCGGCTTAGCCAGAGCACACCCTCGTGCTCGGCTTAGCCAGAGCACATCATACACGACTCGGGGTTTTCGCGCGAGCACGCGAGGATCTGTTCGGGCGTCGGTGAGGAGGAAACCAGTGGGTTTCCGACCGGAACCGTCACTTGCTGCGCCTTGGCCTTGGCGCGGGTCCGCAGGTAGTACATGCCCGTCTTGAGCCCCTTCTTCCACCCGTACAGGTGCATGCTCGAGAGCTTGGCCAGTGTCGGATTTTCCATGAAAATATTCAGCGACTGAGACTGATCGATGTAGGCGCCCCGGTCAGCCGCCATATCGATGATGGACTTCTGTGGAATCTCCCATACGGTCCGGTACACGACCTTCAACTCGTCCGGGATGTCCAGTTGCTGGACCGACCCACCAGCTCGCACAATTTCATTCTTAATTTCTGGAGTCCACATTCCGAGCTTCTGCAAGTCCTTGACCAGGTGCTTGTTGATCATCACAAACTCACCAGCCAGAGTTCGACGCAGGTAGATGTTGGTCGTGTACGGCTCGAAAGCCTCGTTATTGCCCATGATCTGGGCGGTCGAGGCGGTCGGCATCGGCGCCACCAGAAGCGAGTTGCGCAGGCCGTGTTTAGCAATCCGGTCTTTGTGAGTATCAAACGCGTGATCCTCCTTGCCCCAGAGGTCAAACTGAAGCAAGCCCTGAGATGCTGGCGAACCCTGAAACGTCTCGTACGGTCCCTCTTCCTCGGCGAGTGTGAAAGACTCCCACACCGCCTGCATGTAGATGCACCTGAAGATGCTCGTGTTGAGTTCACGAGCCTTGGGCCCATCGAACGACAGACCGAGCATCTGAAACACGTCGGCCAGACCCTGCACGCCGATAGCGATGGGCCGGTGGCGCATGTTCGACTTCCGGGCCGCCTCGGTAGGGTAGTAGTTCTTGTCGATGACGCGGTTCAGGTTGCGCGTCACGATGCGAGCCACCTTGCCCAACATCCCCATGTCGAACTCACGTCCAGTTCCATCGTAACTGTCCTTCACAAACGTCGGGAGACAAATAGAGGCCAAATTGCATACTGCCGTCTCGTCGGGCCCACTGACCTCCATAATCTCAGTGCACAGGTTGCTAGACTTGATAGTCCCGATATTCTTCTGGTTGCTCTTTTCGTTGGTGGCATCCTTGTAGCACATGTAGGGTGTGCCGGTCTCAACCTGGCTCTTGAGGATCGCGTCCCAAACGGTACGGGCCTTGACCTGCTCTTTGAACCTCCCCTGTGCAACGTACATCCGGTACAGCTCGTTAAACTGCTCACCGTACACGTCCGTCAGGCATGGGCACTCGTGCGGGCACATCAGGTGCCAATCCTCATCCTTCTCAACCTTCTCCATGAAGAGGTCTGGGATCCACAAGGCGGTGAACAGGTCGCGGCACCGCATCTCCTCGTCACCCTGGTTCAGACGCAGCTCCAGAAACTCCATGACGTCAGCGTGCCACGGCTCGAGGTAGATGGCGAAAGAGCCCTTGCGCTTCCCGCCACCCTGGTTCACGTACCGGGCGGTATTGTTGAAGACACGCAGCATAGGCACGATGCCGTCAGCCACTCCGTTTGTGCCCTTGATGGCCGTACCGGACGCACGGATGTTTGAACAGTGGATACCGATACCGCCGGACCACTTGGATATGTGCGCACACTCCTTGAGAGTCTCGTAGATACCCTCGATGCTGTCATCCTTCATGGCCACCAGGAAGCAGCTGGACATCTGGGGGTTCTTGGTCCCGGCGTTGAACAGGGTCGGTGTGGCGTGCGTAAAGTACTTCTGTGACATCAGGTCGTACGTCTCGCGGACGCGCGGCAGGTCGTCACCATGAATGCCGAGCGCCACACGCATGAAGAGGTACTGGGGCGTCTCACCCACGTTCAGGTACCCCTTCTGGAGGGTCTTGATGCCAAAGTAGCCAAAGAGGTAGTCGCGGCGGTGGTCAATCCACGTGTCAATCTCGAGCGCCAGGCACTTCATGAAGTAGTCCGAGACGATGCCCTTGGTGTGCAAGGCAACCATCGCGTCCGAGAATGTCTTCGGGCACGTCTTTTGCATATTGCTCACGGTCACTCGCATAGCCAAAGTCTCATAGTCGGGGTGTTCTGTAATCATGGCGACAGCCACCTCGGCCGTCAGGTTGTCAATTTCGGTAGTAGAAATACCATCGTACATACTCTGGAAAACCTTCTGTGCCACCTTGTCCGGCTGGACATTCAGGGGTGTGAATTCTGGAGTCTGATTTAGTTTTGAAATTCGCTTAGTCACCTTGTCGAACAGCATCTCGGCGACATCACCCGAGCGCTTGATGACCTTCATTCTATAAAAGACAGACGGTCCTTTTTTTTATCCTCGCCTATCTCAATGGAGTTCCTCCCGACTCGCCGGTCTTTGCCCACTCCCCTGTCCAACGCTTACTTTTCGGATTTCAATCGGGAATATCTTCACGAGGCTGTGATCCGGGCCATGAAGGACAAGACGGGTTACCAGATCGAGCGTCAGAACGACTCTGACCTCCAGGCGCTGATGCGTCGGGTCTGGACCAACCTGTCGGGTGACCCGTACACGGACGTCCGCAATCAGGTTTCAAAAATGAATGACCGCGTGGTCAAGGAGGCGACCGAGACCATCTCGACGGGCCTGCTCCAACAGATTGTCTATCTGCGTGATATTTCCCGTAACCCGGTCCCACTCGAGACACCAGTCAGCACGAGCACGTACGGGAATAAAATCCCGAGCAATTTTAAGTTTGGTATTAACTAAATGGTCAGGGCACTCGACGATATCGTCTTGGGTTTTCTGATCTTCTTTGCGCTCGACCGCGCCATCCGCCTATTTAGTAACGGAATTATAGAGCCGTGGGCGGAGGGCAAGACGGTCGACAAGACTGTTATCGAAAACTACAAGCTCGCGGCCGAACTCATCCTTTTGTTGCTTTCGCTCGTCTTGATAGTCAAGAATCGCTCGTGGGTCACACACCTGAACCGAGCTTAAGGGGTTAGGGCCTTTGATACGTAATGAATAAATACCGTGATGAGACGGCGGCCATGTGCCAAAGGAAGGGGTGGGACAAAGCACCAGTAAGTATAGTATGGATGTTACTGAATGAAGAGATGGGTGAATTGGCTTCGTCAATTCGTCAGAAGCAGCGCATCTACAAGAAAACAGGCCTCAAGAAGGACCGCGGCACGGACGTGATGATGGAGATGGGCGACGTCTTCAGTTACATGTTCCAGCTGGCCCATATGCTCAACGTGGACCTCGACGAGATGTGGGAGGTCCACCGTCAGAAAGTACAGACCAAGGTCTACGTTTAAAAATCTATTCGAATGGTAAGAAGATGGCGACAGCCTGGATGATTGACGACCGCCTTCAGATTGACGGGTTCGACCCCTACACCTGGTCAGGCACGTACGGCGTCAACACTGATGGGTTCCGTAAGGATACCTTTATCGACGGCTCGTACTATACTCAGATTGACGAGGTGCCGATGGAGATGCAGGACCCGGTCGAGGAGAGCCAGAGCCCAGAGTTCAACTCTTCAGGCGCGATGTACCTCAAGACTGCCAGCGTGAACCCAGCCCCTTACGCCATGTACCCTGCGCGCAAGTTCGAGTACTCGGATGGTACGTGCACGTGGTACCGTCCAGATATGCCTTGGTCGTGGATGGGCAGCTCAGGGGACTCTCTTGGGCGCTGGTTGGCGGCCAAGGGAACCCGGGGTGACTCTCTCATGTTCTACGTGGTGCTGGTAATTCTGGCTTACTTTCTGTACAAGAAATTCAAGAACTAAATTGTGGACACCTTTGGTGCCACAACCTTGACGAGCTTTTTCGCCAGGTTATCTTTTTCAATTTTCGACCGTTCGTCCAATTTGGGGCAGAAATGCACCTCAAGTTGAATGCATCTCGAACAGAAATCCCCTTGACACTCACGACACTTGAGCATCTTCGGTCGGTGCGGACACTTCCACATCGTCTGTTACTAGGAGACAAGCAATTTCATTCTTAAATACAGGAGGCTCTGCCGAATCGGCCACGAGCTCACAAAGTCCGTGAGCGCGTCCCTTGCATATCCGTTCCCATGATGCCTTCATGGCCGGCAGATGGCGTGCGAACCACTCGCGGTCACGCTTGATCCGGACAATCACAAACTCTTCGGGCTTTGGGGGGTCGGCGCTTCCCGGGCGGTACTGAATGAAGTCACACTCTTCAAGGTCAGTAATCTCGAGTTGTAACTGAACTTGAGGCCAGTAGTGCTTGGGCACCTTGGCCTCGATCTTGCGAGTCAGAGGGCACTTGATCTCGATGAGCAGTCCATCCTCCGTGACGCCGTCGGGTGATGCGCCGAGCCACGGGTACTGACGGTGCTGAACCAGACCAATCTCATGTGACTTGCGTCCGGTCCGGGCGTCGTAGAGGTCCCGGACGAGCGGCTCGAGCAAGGTCCCGTGTTCAGTGGCGGCGTTGCCGGCCCACTTCGTCCGAAGAACCTTCTTCTTGATGAACGCGTCGGGCGTTTCGTAGTGGTTTTCGCCGATGGCGCTCGCCACGTCACTGGCCGTAATCATCTGATCACGCAGGTCTAACCATTCCTGAGACCTTTGTTCGGCGTATTCAGCCGCGAGCAGCTCACGCGCCCGGGCGACTAGTGGGGTCTCGCTTTGGGGGTCCATCCTTATTCTTAAAACGCGCATCTGTTTTAAGCACTATCTGAGCGGCGTTCTGTTCAGCCTGTTTCTTGGTCGATGCAAATCCTGAACCACAATTGAGGCCATCGACATAGACGCTAATGAAAAACTGGCCGTTCACCTGTCCCGCCACCTGATAGTCAGGCAAGGGATACTTGAGGGCTTGGCACCAGCGCATCAATTGGTCCTTGTAATTGTCATCTACGAGAGACGTTTGAACTTTGGTGAAGGACTCAAGCACAAACTTCTTGGCGTGGACCATACCCAGGTCCAAATAGATGGCCCCGACGAGCGCCTCAAAGACGTCCTCCATGATGTGCTCGTTGGTATTCCAGCCATTGCGCTCACCCTTTTCATCCATCAGAATCAACTTGTCGAGGCCGAGCACATGTGAAATCTCACAGAGGGTCTTTCCCCTGACCATCTTGGTACGCGCCTTGGTCAGGAACCCTTCTTGCTCCTTTTCGTGAAGGTCAAATAGGTGTTTTGTGATGATAAATCCTAGGACAGAGTCGCCCATAAACTCGAGTGTTTCGTACGAACCAGTCAGACCTGAATATCGCTTCAACGCGCTTTTGTGAGTGAAAGCCCGTTGGTACAATTTGATGTCCTTAATCTTTGTCCCTACCAGAGCATTCAGGTCGTCGACTGAAAGTTCGGGTGGGGGTTCGGACATTTTTCTTTGTGTTACCTACACCCTAGGTTTTTAACTGCCTACTTCTTCAGGTAGTCGCGCGCGAGTAGGAAAAGCCCATAAAGAATAACGAGCCAAATGATGACGTTTATTATTTTGGCCCCGGTACAATACGCAGAGCGGTCGTCAGCCTTGCACTCGACTGTAGTGCCTATGAGACCAAACACACCCGATCCACCGATTCCACCGTTGTTGCGGCCCATTTTATGATATTACTATCTGACATTAAATTCAGGCCGTGGCGGCAGGCTTGGCCACCTTCGGGCGCACCTTCTTCTCCTTGGGAGGTGCGTTTGGGTCGACCGGCGCCTTCTCCACCTTGGGCTTGACCTCCTTGATGTAGTGCGGGTTGATGTACTTCTGGATGTTCAGGAAGGTCACCTGAGTACCCTCCGGTGGGTGCAGCAGAGCCTGCAGGGTCGCATCCATCGTGATGTTCTGGCCCGCCTTCAGGCCCTTCTGCTCGACGTACTCGTTCACCTTGCGGGTCACCTGCGAACGGGAGATCTTCTCGCCAGCCGGCAGAGCCAGGAAAGCGCGCAGCTCCGGGGTGATGTCCAGGGGCTTGTTGAAACCGTTGTTCTGGGCACGGACCGCCGCCTTCTCACCAGACGGGTCCTCGATGTGCTGACGGATCTTGCGCACATCCTTGCGCAGAGCCTTCAGCTCCTTGGCGAGCAGCTCGAGGGTAACGGGAGTCTCAGTGGTGGGGGCCATTTCTACAGTGTACATGGTACACTCCTTTAAGCCCCGTTACTCGAGTGCCCAGCACGCGAAGAAAATCAAAATAAGCAGGATTGCACCGGAAAGCGCCAGATGCCAAACTTTGCGACTTCTGAGCGTGTCGAGACCTTCCGTCTTCCAGCCAGCGTCAAAGTTGAAGGGTGCAGCCCCCTTGATCTCTGTAGGGGTGTCGCTTTGAGGAAGGTCCGGACCACCGAAGCCAGGCGGAAGCGTCACGCCTCCAGACGGACGAATTTCTACATCAAATCGAGGGCCTGACCCCTGACCCTGACACCGAGGGACACAGCACCCAGTGTCACAGGGGTAGACGAGACCATTTTCCCGGTTAATATAGGCACATATGGTCTTCCATGGGTCCATCGGGTCTGCCAAACACATACACCCCTTGTTCAGGAACTCTTGTTTGCACAGGTTCATCTAGTATTAAAGAAGATTTTTGTATGTACTATTAATGGAGTACGGCAAACCCCAGAAGCTTCCAGACGGTCGTTACTTTCTGAAGATTTCTGGTCAGCGTCATCAGGTCAACGGCATCATCGCTCAGGACGGCCTCGCGTCCAAGTCCATCAACTTCAAGATCGAGGACCAGTCCGTGTTCGACACCATCGATGCGGAGCTTCTGACCAAGGCCAAGGAGTCCAAGGTGGAGTGGTTCGGCAAGGAGCTCAGCGACGAGACTATCGTGAATGCTTTCCAGGAGAGCGTCACGGACGGTGTGCTCGGTGCGTCGCTCGTGTCCGTCAAGGGTCAGGTGGCGACTCTGGCGTTCGACCGTCAGAAGAACCCCTTGGCTCTCGAGGATGTCACAGCCGGTTCCCAGTGCGATGCACTGTTCGAGCTGGCCGGTCTATGGTTCCTGAAAAAGTCGTTCGGTCCCATCTGGCGTGTGGTCCAGGTGCGCGTCCGCACAGGCGCGCAGGTCCCCAACTTTCCCAAGGAGTGTCTGTTCACGGACGAAGTCGAGGATGAGGACGACCCAGCGGACTATCTTGACTAAAATTTTTATTCGTGACCTATAATAAATGGATCGCAAGGGCCTGGCTATCATGGTTCTCGCGGCTGTGATTCTCATACTTTTGGTCGCTCCCCAGAAGAGCCGCTTCACGGCGGGTGCTGACGTGTCGGGCATGAACCTGTCGAACGCTGCGTATGCCAGCGCTCACGCTCGCGCCAACTCCGGTCGCGCGGCGGGTGAGGTGCCCCAGGGTGAGGGCCCGTACCTGGCTGGTGGTGACATGAGCTCGGCGGGTCTGATCCCACGCGAGGTTGTCCAGACCGAGGATTTTGGTCAGTTCAGCCCGGAGAAGATTCTGAGCGGCCAGAACTACATGGACCCGCGTAACCAGATTGGCTACCCCGAGACCCTGGGTGGCGTTCTGCGTAACGCGAACCTGCAGTTCCGCTCGGAGCCGATCAACCCGCGCTCGCCCGTCAGCATCTTCAACCTCAGCACGATCCCGCCGGACACCATGCGCCCCAAGTTCGAGATCAGCCCGGAGTATCAGTAAGTCGTGTAGCGACTTTTCCTTGCGTCCCCGCGTCCCCTTTACATAAAAAAGTCCTATGGACTTACTAGAATGGATTTCAAAGCGGCAATGACCGAATGGGTTACCCTCAAGGCCCAACTTCTTGCAGCTCGCAAAGATCTCAGCGTCCTTAACGGTCGCGAAAAGGATCTTCGCAAGTTTGTGACTGCCCATATGGCACAGCACGAGATTGACACTGTACGTGTCCAGGAAAAGGTCAAGGTCAATTTCAAAAAGAAGAAGACCAAGGGCCCGATCACCAAGGATGTGATTCGCAAGGGTCTCGGTTCCTTTTTCGGTGGAAATGAGGCTCAGGTCGAGGGGGCATTCCAGGCGATCCTCGATGCCGCACCCATGAAAGAGTCGGCGGGTGTTACAGTGTCCGGGCTTAAGGACCTGTAGCTTTAGTATAGTAAGTTCAACCAGAATGGGTATCAACGATGAGTACTCGCGTGATGCGTACAATTACGACGGTGAAGCGTACGACTCTGAAGGGTCGGACGAGTTTGACCCGGAGCTCCATCCAGAGGATTGGCAGGACATGTACTCTCAGGAACTCCTCGACGGCTGGATGCACCTGAGGAACTATCTCGAACAGAACTACATCAAGTGTCGAGCGGGTTACCCTCAGTTTGTCGAACTAGTCTTGGACCCGTCCAAGTGGTACACAAACTCTGAACCAGGCTACGTCCAGACTGACCTATGGAATTCAATTTCGAAATTGCCCGTCATCTCAGACCGAGTCGTTCCTCAGAACTTTTACGCATGGGTTGAAAATTATGTTGATTACTTATAAATGATCGACATCACCGGCCCTAAGGTGCTGACCCCGGCTCTCCTGTTCGCTGTCCTCAGCCCGGGCCTGCTGCTGGCCCTGCCGCGCGGCGCTGGCCTACTGGTCCAGGCCGTCGTGCACGGTGCCGTCCTGGCCATCCTGTACTGGGCGCTGGCCAAGTACGTGCTGGGCCTGAGCCTGACGACGACTGACCTTGTTGTGCCGGCTCTGCTGTTCGTCCTGCTGACACCGGGCGTGCTGCTGACCCTGCCCCCGGGCTCGGCTGGCATCTTCCGCAGCGGCCAGACGTCGGGTGCGGCCGTGGGTGTGCACACCCTGGTGTTCGCGATCGCGTTCGCGTCCCTGCGTTCCCAGTTCCCCCAGTATTACTAGGAGGCGCGCCGGGTCGGGTGACCTAATTTATACCTAAAATACCAGGATGGTCAAGTACCTCGCCATTGGCCCAGGGGCCATGGGGTACTTTACCTTTTTGGGAGCTCTTACGAGACTAAAACAAGTGGGTCGGCTCGATGAACTGGAAGAGATTTCAGGTGCGTCAGCCGGAGCCCTATTGGCTTTTGTGTTTGCCCTTGCGAAAGGGGACACCACAAAGGTTCTTGACTTTACGTTGACCGTGCCCATAAAGCAGATGATGAAGCCCAACATCAAAAGTCTCCTCAAAGACTGGGGACTCATTTCGAATTCAAAATTACACACCGTCTTTTCGGATATGACTGAAAAGTTCACAGGTAAGCGAACCGTGACGTTCAAAGAGCTGTACGATTGGTGGCCGGTGAAAATACACATGGCGTCTTACTGCGTCAATACGTCCAAGACGGTTTACTTCTCGGTCGACTCGACACCCGGTATGAATGTCGTCGACGCCGTCTGCGCCACGATCGCCATCCCCTTCATCATTTCTTCAGCAAAATTGAACGACGGCTGGCACTATATAGATGGTGCCACGGCCGAGGCCATACCGTGTGGTCCGTTCTTGGCGCGCCAAAGAGAGGATGTGTTGGTCATGGCGTTTGAATGGGGTCTGGTGCGTGAAATAAAGGACATCAAAAGTTACGCCCTGGCGCTCATCACGACCCAGATGCGTTCACGGGCCACCTACGACTTTCCTATTTTGAATCTAAATTCTGGAGACGTGGACATCTTCGACTTTTCAGCGGGCCAAGAGCAGAAGCTCAAGCTATTTATGAAAGGGATGGCCGCCCAGTAATTTTCTCATTGAATTTCAAAATGAAACACCACATCCGTTCCAGCCACGTCGTGAGACTTTCGCGCAAAAAGATCACCGTCAAGGCGAGCAAGGGTCGTCCCGGCTATTCTTACGTTCGCAAGGCGGCGAGCCGGCGCGTCAAGGCTGTCCCGGCGTACGACGTGGGCGCCATCGGCCACTCGACGAAGGTTATCGGCAAGCTCAAGGGTGGTATGCTCACCAAGTATGGGTACCACCCAGTCGAGGCCATGACCAACCGCCACAAGGCGCTCTCGAAGGGTATCGTCAAGGGTGAGCGCCCATTGACGGTGTTCCGCCGTCTTATGGCCATAGGCACGCTGACCAAAGGTCGGCTGCCCCGCGCGTCCCGCATTTACCGCCAGGATGCCAAGTGGATCAGCCGCAAGTACCTAAAGGTTAAATAAATTCTAAGTGTAAATTAATCGATGCCGACCCTGCGCGAAATTCAGCAGTGGAAGCCGCGCACGACTTCCGTGAACGGCTCGGTCCGTCACAACCGCCGCTTGGCACTGACCACGGGGGTTCAACTGGCGCTGACCGCCCCGGCACCCCAGCGCAAGCAGGCTCTCCAACGCGAACTCCGTAAGCACCCGGCCGTGGCCCTCTCGTGCCTGTCCCGGTCGACTCTCCGTCGAGTGCTTTTGACCCTAGGTTTCAGCCTCGCGGCTGTCGGTGCCGTGATGCACTTCCCGAAGTTGCCGGCGGGTGGGCCGGCTGCAATGGTTCCCACGCCCACCGGAAACGCCCCTCTGGCTGCCCGCCAGTGGTACCAGCGCGCATGGAACGCCGCGCCCAGCCGTCAGACGGTTATCAACGTGGGCGGAGCCGCGGCGACGGCCGCGAACCCCATGTTTGCCGTGAAGTGGATCGTCACCTCGGTCACGAGCCGAACCGTCACGGCAATGGACAATCAGATTGGTCAGTACGAGCAGGCGGCTAACCGTGCCCGCCAGAACCTCGAGTTTTACCTGGCCTGGACGATGTTCATCGCGTTCTTGGCCATCGTCTCGCATTTCATTCCGAGAATTGCGTACAACGTCCGGGCGACCGTCCACGTTCTGACTTCGGGCAACGCCGAACAGGCGGCCATGCTTGCGGGTCGCGTAGGCACCAAGGCTATCCAGTCGGGTGGACGGTCTCGTTCGCGGTCCCGGTCCCGGTCCCGTGGACGGACCCTGCGTATCGGGGCGGGTATGCCGACCAACACGCAGCTCTTGTCCCGTATGCGTTAAAAAATTCATAGCTTAATTTAGTATGAAAATTAGTCAAATCAAGGATGCCACCGCCGCCGCGATGTTTGCGGCCGCGATGGTCGTCGTCTGGTCAGGGCCAGTCCCACGTGAACTCGTCCTTAAGGGTCTGGGGTTAGGGGTCGTGGTCGACACCCTATTTACCCTGAATCCGACGTGGCACGGCGCCGAGTGGAAAACAGGTCCTGTACTCGCCAAGCTTGTGGTCATGGGGCAGGTTTTCACATTCGCGTACATCTTGGCGACCCATGGATCGCTGCATTGAACTCGCCCAAGACATCTGGAAGTCTCTGGGTCCAGGCTATTCCGAGCGCGTCTATCACAACGCGTTTGAAATTGCCCTTCGTGACGAAGGTCTGTCGTACGAATCCGAACGAATCTTGTGCGTCTCGTACAGAGGGCACAATGTCGGCAACTTGAGGGCCGACCTTATCGTCGCAGGCAAGTTCATCTTGGAGCTCAAGTCCACTTCGAGGCTCAAGGATGAATTTAGGAATCAAATTAGGAACTACATGAAACTGACGGGTCTGAAGGCTGGTGTGCTCATCAATTTCCCAGACAAATTGGGGGCTCTCGAGTTTGAGAAGGTTGAACCCTTGGTCGAGGATCCGCCGCCCATGGACCTCATTGACTGCTAATCACACGCTCCGAATGAATTGCCAAGAGAGCTCGTGACAGATAGCCTCCCATATTCGGTCCTGGATGTACAATTTCTCTTTGGATTTGAGGAGCGGGAAACACGGCAGGTAGTCATCCTCGCCCAGAAGTTCACAGAATTTGTAAAGGGTAAATGAGTAGCTCAGGAAGTTCTTGCGGTTTGCCGGCTTGACCTTCTCGAACGGTGCTTGAATCTTGTGGAACATGAGACGGAGCTTGTCTTCAAGGGCTTGAGGCATCGTTGGAGGGGTGATACCGCTGAGTATAGTCGCTATGTAAGGTACGTGCTCGTAATATTTTGACTTGTCGAGTTTTTTGAGCAAAGCCTTGACCTTTTCGTGTGTGATTTCGCTCAGATCCTTGATCTTCTGCTTCTTGAACTCCGACCTGAGCTGGTTCAAGACCTCTTCGGGGACGCTCGTCGACTCCTTCGCCTGAAACTGACTTATCCATTCATTGAAGTGATTCTCGCGCTTGTAAGAATAGATGACGTGTTTCTCCATCTCTTGTTCCTCCTTGAATCCCACCTCTTCACCCTGAATATAGTCCATGCGTCCACATCCCGAACAGATTTCTTCACTGACCGTCTCGTCAAAAACTTTGGTATAGAATTGTCCACAGCCCCGACATGGCAAAGTGTGGACCGGAGGCCCCTGTCCAACTTGCAGATCAAATTCGTTCTCAACTTCGGCAAGGTACTTTTTGTAAATGTCCTGACGCTGGACGCCCCTACGCGTCTTGAGTTCGAACCCTAGGGCCCGCGTTACCTTTTCTGGGGCTGGTGCGTCTTCGCTCGCCGTGTACTCCTTTATCACGGGCATGGCGGTCAGCAGGTACTCGACGAGCTCCTCCTCGGACTTGCACCCCTGGACGCGCTCCTTGTACCGGCCTTCCATAACTAGTGGTAATTACTAGTCTTAAATGTTTAATTGTCCATCTTGGGTGCTAAATAGAACCGCAAGTCTCCCAAGTTGGCGATTGTATATCTGAAAACTATAGGCATGTTATCATTCGTAGAGTCTTGCATAATCTGGACCGAAGCACACATATTGGTCGCCTTGGTGAAAAGGTTGATGTATTTCAAACTGAAATTGGATCCTGTCCGGTTGACCGACTCTGGAAGTTCGATGGTCGTCACCTGGTCGGCAAAGTCACCGTTACAGCCGAGGGTCAGTTTGGTCCCTTCACGGACGATGCTCATTTCCTGAGCCAAATTGCCCATGTCACGGGCGATCCGCTGGAAGTCGACCGATGGCAAAGTGGTCACGACGTCCATGTTCACGTCCGGCAGACCAAGTATGTCCTCGTTGATGTCCAGCAATTTCAATTTGAAAATGGTCGATGACTTTTTGACTGGGTTCTCGATGATCAGGTCGATGTAGTCACGGTTCTCCATACGCATGACCAGGGTGTCCGCCCCCGAGATGGACTTGAGCAGCTTGTACATGTTACCCATGTTGAGACCGGCGGCCATCTCAGCAGGACACTGATACTCTTCAAAGTTCTCAGACCCGAGGGTCATATGGACGAGGGTCACACGGGCCGTGTCCAGAGTCAAGATGTGAACGCCGGCTGGCGTAAAGTACACGTTCACATCATTGATGATATCCTTGAGCACCTCAAAAACCGCCTTTATGGCCGAGGCCTGGATGGTTTTTAGGTACATTGGTCTGAAGACGCGCCCATTCTCTAAGTTCTGGCCTTTTGCATCGCTTCAGTTACATTCATAGAAATTTTCTCTTCAAGTTCGGGGGTCATTATAGGCTGGAGGGACTCACCGTACTTGTCGAGGTCAAAGAGGCAGGCGTTCTCAGTCCCGTCCAAGTTTGAACACAAATTGCCCGTACCGTCCCAAGAGTCAAAGTCGTTCGGGATCATGGACATGAGCCAGTTCTTCACCTCGGCGCCGACGAGCATCTGGCCCTCGTTCGTGACCAAGGTTGGAACTCGGGTGATCTTCTTCGAAGGGACTCCCGCCGTATTTATGTTATGAAATCGGACAATCTCGATAAGAGATGGTTGAGTTTTGATAAAGTTCATAATGTCGGCGGACCACTTGCACTTGTCTGAGTAGACCAGTAAGGCCATTACTCTGAGGGTGGGTTTTTTCGTTCGGACCGAAACGCGCCGACCAACTTTTTTCATCGGTTAAAGTAATAGTATGAAGGACCTGGTGACAGTCGGCCTTCTGCTCGTGATCGCGTTCCTGATTTGGAACGGTCGTCAGACGGCCACGTACGCAGCCGAGATTAGTGCCCAGACGGGAGACCGTGTGTCCCCTGACGTGACTCAGGTTATCATCGACGCCGTGATAGCCACCAAGGATGACTTCCGGCCGCTCGAGACGCTCTTCATCAACCACCAGGGTGAAGGCGTGTACAACTCGCGCTTCATGTTCCTGAACACGAAGAACTACTATGGCGAGCAGCTCGATGTTCAGGCCCGGGTGAACCAGAACGGCACGGTCGACATCCTGAACCAGACGCCGACCGCCAAGGTGGACTACTCGAAGGCGTACAAGCCGGACCGTTACGAGTCGTGGGAGACGGTTCAGAACGCCCTGGACGCTCAGCTGGCTGACGCCCTGAGCAAGCCGGTAAACGTCCCGCCACTTGAGTCGTATCAGCGCTAGAAAAATAACCCCAAGAGACTAGGATGGCGCTCCCCGTGACCGCCAAAGAGATGGCGGCCCTCGAAAAGGCCCGCCAGAACGTCAAAAAGGAGACGTACAAAGCTCTGCTCGACCAATTTTCTCGCAAAATTCGCACGTCGCACGAACTCGGACAGAAGAGCGCCCTCTTGACCGTCCCCCCGTTCGTCGTGGGATTTCCACGGTACGACCTTCCCAAGGCGGTCAAGTACCTCTGTAGACAGCTCCAAAAACTGGGCTACACGGTCGATATGTCCGGACCGGTAAGTTTCAGGGTAAGGTGGGACCGGCGTTCAAAGGCTGTCCAGGAGGAACCGATGGACGACGAGCCCCTGGATCTCCTTCCAGGACTCGTCAACCTGCAGAAAATGGCTCAAAAAATAAGAGTCACCAAAGGCAAATGATAAGTCCGCGCAACCTTGTCCAGATCCGCTACAAGTCCCTTCTCGAGAACCGCCTGATACCAGTCGTCGTGAGTACTGGCCCAGCCGGTACCGGCAAGAGCCTTCTGGCGTGCAATTCAGCCGCCCTGGCTCTCAAGCAAGGCCATGTGAACCGCATCATTCTGACCCGCCCGGCCGTGTCGGTCGATGAGCAACACGGCTTTTTGCCCGGGACTCTCGAGGCCAAGATGGACCCGTGGGTACGGCCATTGACCGACGCTCTCGGGCGTCACTTTAGGCCCCAGCAGATCCGTGCGATGATGGAGGACCGTCTTATTGAAGTGTGCCCTTTGGCCTACATGCGCGGTCGGACGTTCGACGCGTCCTGGATCATCGCCGACGAGATGCAAAACTCGACACCCAACCAGATGCAGATGGTTCTGACTCGCATCGGTGACGGCTCCAAGATGGTCATCACGGGTGATCCACGACAGCACGACCGTGGGTTCGAGACGAACGGCCTGATGGACCTCGTGACGAGGCTTCGGCCTTCTGACCAGGTTCAGCACGTTGTGTTTACAGAGGCGGAAATTGAACGCCATCCAGTCATTAAAGAGATTCTGGGGTGGTACGCGCCAAGCTACACGCAAATAAATACCCAGTAATATCAATGGACCTGCTCAACGAGTCCGAGCGGCGTTTTACCAAGAAACTATGTGACGCGATGATTCCGGTGATGATTGAGGCTTTCTGGGAGATTTGGCTCGAGGCCAAGAAGGAGGTTGCGGACAAAAAGTCGAAGAACACGACTCTGGTGTTCCAGGAGCTCCTCCGGGCCATCAAGACTTGGAACTCTTCAATTTCCCTCAAAAATACAGAGGCGATCATCAAGAACCAGCCCCTTTTCCCGAACCTGATGGCTGCCGTGTTCGTCATCCACGTCAAGATTCTGAGCTCGATCCGGACCGACAAAAAGTCCAAGAAGATTTGCATCAAGCTGCCTGCGAACGACGTGTTTGTCCAGCGGTGCTACGAGGCGTGCGCCAAGGACCTGTACGAGCGGCCCCTTATCATCACTGAGCCCCATACCGAAGAGGAGCGGAACGAAGACCTGAAGGCTCGATTTACAAAGAGAATTACGGACGTCATCGAGGAGCTCGTTCCGACGGCTGAGATTCTCCAGACGTACCTGCCGTTGCCCGCAGCCGGTGAAGACCTGAACCTGGATCACGAGGACGAAGAGGCTCCGGATGAGGACGAGGATGTGCCCGACGTGATGAATGAGGACCCCGTGAACACCAACGACCCGATGAATGTCGACGGTTCCAATATGGAGTTTGGCAAGACGCCAGGCGGAGTCGACAACACCGTCACCGTGAACAACACATCGACGCCACCGAACGTTCCAGGCGGAACGCCGGCCCCCGAGCCGTCCGTGGCGAACATGGAGCAGAACCTATTTGATGACGCGGCCGAGTCGAAGATAGGTCCGCAGCGCATCGAGAAATTGCCCTAAAAAATTGCTCAACAGGTACTAAAGTATGGATCAGTACCTACGAGACCCTACAGGCGCCGCGGTCGTGGCGGGTGCCGTCACCATGGCTTACGTCTACGGCCGGGCCAAAATGAACAACGAAGGCCCTATCAAGAATTCAGAGCTGATGAAGCCAGCCTTTTTGGTGGCTCTGCTCGTCTATTTCATCGTGTCACGATCTTCGGAAACGCACGAGACCATGACTAAAGAACCTTACTAATTTACTTAAGGAATTAGGTTGTCGAACCGGTAGAGTGACGATGACCACGATCCAGGCTTTCAATGAAATGATGGGCCAGTTCCTCGGCGAGCTCGTAGCAACGTTCCCCGAGGAAGAGGCGTTCAAGGCTGCTCAGGCCGCCCCGCGTACCCGCCAAACTTTCGACTCATTTATGAAGCAAATTGGGCCCTTTTCGACCCAGCTGATGGCCAAGTCTCCCGACTTTTTCACCGACCAGAACGAGTTCGTCAAGGGGCTCGGACTTCAGACGGTGTGGGCGACGGATGCACCGTCCGCAGCCACCCGTGACGCGATCTGGCAGTACATCCAGACGATGTACATTCTGGGTAACACGATCAACATGTTCCCTCCCGAGACGCTGAGTATGATTGAGGCTGCCGCAGAGAACTGCGCCAAGAACATGAAGACGACTGGCGGTGCTATGGACGAGAAGGCGCTCATGGCCGGGATGAACAACATGCTCTCCCAGATGATGGGCGCGGGCGGTGGTCTGGCATCCCTGATGGGTGGTATCCAGCCGCAGCCACAGCAGGCCCCTCGGCCCACGCCCCGGCTGAAGTCCAAGGGTCGAAAGAAGTAATTTCTCAGACTATTACAGAATGGACCCGAGGGAGATTTTTCGCAATGACAAGCTCCTCGAGTTTTGGCCTACCGCGAAGCAGTCTGCACGCGAGCGCGTCGCAGCAACCTCCCGGTTCGTCATCTATGCATCAGTCCTTATTTATATCATAAATCGCGACCCGCGCGTGTTCGCCCTTGGCGTGTTGGTCCTGGCGATCCTTTACTACCTGTACGGTGCGAACCTGATAAAGGACGGCAAGCTCCGTCCGGCACAGGGTGATGGCCGCGCTCCAGGCCCGTTCCGCGAGGAAGTTTACATGCCCTCGTTCAACAACCCCATGGGCAACGTCCTCCCGACGGACTACATAGATTACCCCGACCGTCCGAGCGCTGCGTGGTATCCCAGTGTGCGGCAGGAAATTGCCGTACAGTGGAGTAATATCCACCCGTTCGAGCGTAAGCGTGACGCTGAACGCAACTTTTATACGACCGCCTCGTCCACCATTCCGAATGACCAGGCGGCCTTTGCCCAGGCGGCTTACGGCAAGCCCTTCTCACCCATCTGTAAGGATCAGGGTGGGGAGGCGTGCGACCCCGACCGCTTCTATTCTACGCTTCCCGAGCGTGCTCAGATGCGTGCAGGCAATGGCCGTTAATTCGGTAGCCGACGTTCCTGAGCCGTCAAGGCGCGCATCAGTGCACGCCGACCCTTACCAGGGAGGCTTGCCGTATATCTCACACCACGACCCACCGCCGCGGCGCCGCGACCCACAGAGGCTGCGGCGCGTCCAGTCAAATTCCGGGCTTTGGCCGCCACCTTCCATGGGGCGACCAAAGCCTTTGCGGTGCTCATCACCGCTGCAGAACGTCCGCGCGTCTCCAGAGCGGCCAGTTTACGTTGAACGCTTGGAGGCAGGACGAGCTCGTGCGTACGATTGAAATGGCTCGGCAGAGGCTTGGAAGCCTCCAAAAGAGCGGGCAGCAGGCGCGGATCCTTGGCCGCCAGAGCCTCCATGGTTCTCTTAGAGAGCTTGAAGTTGGCGGTAATTGGCGCGCCAGCGTGAGCCTGCTTCAGTACCGATTTGGGGAACTGGTACCCCTGCGCCTCGAATCTCAGGACGTTGGCTGCTGAAATGACGGGAACGGGCAGGTTTATAAGGGGACGGTTTCCAAATTTGCGCGGCACTTTGGTGCCGTAGATATGGCTCTGAATCTTCCTCGGCTCGTAAAGCGAAGCATTGGGCTGGCCACCCAGGCACGCCTTGCGGCCGCACGTCAGAGGGCGGCGGATGCGGACGCGTTCGACAGCGGGGAACTTGGCGAGTTCATGTTTCCGGCCGGAGGTGCGCGTCATATAGGCGTAGTTAGGTACAGTGGTTCCCAGGGGCCAGACAGCCAGGGCTTTACCCGACGCACCGACGTACGGCGTGTTCACCTTGCGACCACCGAGAGCCGCCTGTAGAGCCAGGAGCGCCGTGAGCGCTTTGGCGCCGCGGCCAACAGACGATCCACGGCGCACCGCGGCCGACCCCTGGCGAGCACGTGGAGGACTCCAGTGACGGACACCAGGTGACGCCGACTTGGCGCGACGATATCTTGGGTTCAGAGAAGCCCCAAGCCGACCAGGAGCGGAACCGGCGCGCAGACTACTGCGGCGGCGGGCAGGCGAGGCCGATTTGACCTTGTGTGAACGAGAGTAATTCACCCGGGCAGGTGCAGAAGGCATACTATAAATCTATAGTTTTTTTCGAGAGCTAAAGTAATAATGCCTCGGCTGAACACGAGCCCGCTAGTCCTTCAGGAGGGTGTGATGATGGGTCCGGCCACCGTTGTTCTGGCGGACAAGACCGATGTGGAGAGCATGCTCCGCGAGCGGACCACCATCGCATGGAAGAAGAACCCGACCGAACAGCCGTACGATTTCCCGAACAGCTACGTGGATATTCCGCAGCGCGTGATGGGCTGGAATCCCACCAGCACGTACGTCGATGACCAGAACACTCGTTTCGTTCAGAGATATTTTAGTAAGTAAATGTAATGGACCCTTTGGCTCTTGCTGCAGTCGTCGGCCTCGTCTTTGCAGGCAAGCGTCTAAGCGAGTCTTCCGAGTCCTCGGCTGAAGCCCGCCCCCAGGCTGTCGCCGCCCCTTCTTTGACCCGTCGTGACGTGGATCTCATGGCGAATCCACGTGATCACTCGAAGGACTATTTTGACCTCAAAATTATGACTCCCGACTTGGGCCGCCGTATCGGCGACTCTCGTCTCGGCCCCAAAAACGAAATCACGGGCTCTCTCCAGGACCGTGCACCGGACGCGGGTCGCTTCCCGTTCGGTCAGCCCGTTTACGACTTGTACAACCGCCAGAATGTGACGAACAAGATGAACAATCTTCAGCCCATCGAACGCAAGAACGTCGGTCCGGGTCTGGGTGTCGCTGCCGACGTGCCGGCGGCGGGCGGTTTCCACGACTTTTTCCGTGCCCTACCCAACAACATCAACGAGGAGCGTCTGACGACCCTCGAGGGCCGCAACGGGCCCGCCAACCCAGTCGTGAAGAATGGTGGGACGGTGATTGGCGAAATCACACATCAGGCCAAGGACACCAAGGCGTGGTACCGCCCGCCGGCTCAGAACAAGGGTGAGGGTCAGGGTGGTGCTCTTTTGGGCCCGGAGGGTCGCCCAGACTTTATCAAGACCCGGCGCTCCACCATCCGTCACGAGACGGGTATGCGCGCCGACGGCCTTGAGAACGGCCCGGCTCAGTACAACGTGGCTCAGCCGTACGCCGAGGGTGGCGAGACGTGCTACACGGACAAGGCACTGACGCGCATGAGCGGTTACCGTGAGAATGGGAACCGCCCAGAGGGCCCTGGTCGCATGAATGTCCGTACGGACCCCGTCAATCAGGGTGGCGCCCCGTCGTGCCTTCGGTCCGAGACGACGGCGTTCCCAGTGTCGGCACCGGATGGTGGGCGTTTCCAACAGTATCAGCGGCCTGAATTCGACAGATTCAATGAGAAGAAGGGACGCATGAACCCATTGTCTACGAACAGATCGATGGACGTGGCTATCCAGCAACTCGACAAAAACCCAATTGCCCAGCCGCCTCTTTCGGTCGTCTAAAATAATCTAGACCAATTGTAAAATGAGCGGAGGTATCGTTCAGCTTGTCGCGACCGGTGCTCAGGACGCGTGGCTGACGGGCAAGCCCGAGGTTTCTTTCTTCCGGTCCAACTACCGTCGTTACACTCACTATGCTCATTCCGTGGAGCGTCAGATTATCCAGGGTCAGCCTACCGCCGGTGGCATCTCGACCATCCGCTTCGAGAAGAAGGGCGACCTGCTCAGCTACGTGTACTTTACGGCCCGTGACACCAACGGCTCCGTGATCTCCAACATCGATTGGTCCAAGGTTATCGACAAGGTGGAGTTGATGATCGGTGGTCAG